CCGGCAACCTTCTCGATCGTGTTGAGAACATCAGGAGGAAGGCTCTGGAGCGTGTTGCCCAGCATGTAGAGCGTCTGTAAATAAGACCAAATCGCATCGCGCGTCGAATCGGTGACGTCCTCCTGGCTCCAAATATCGCCGAGGTCTACGTCGCCTGCAAGCTCGAGTGGCTGCTGGAAGAGCGACGAATCACGTGCGTTGATCAAGGCAGCGTGGGGGTGCATCGCCTCCATAAACATTTTCATCGGGAGAGCAGGCTGCGTCGCAGCCATCACATCGAACCCGGCCAAACACATCGTCAATCCTTTCTGCTCGGGGAAACTCGCGCGGAGCTCAGACAAGAAATTCTTGAGAAGCTCATTGAATGCATTCGAAGTGGTCATTGTATTGTTATTATAAAGAATATACAATTTATTCTGTGTCGGAACGCACCTACGCAGTGTCCTTAACCGCGCGGTCGGTTTATTGATTTAAATTGACCACTCTATTTCAGATATTGGAAAGAATGCATTTAGTTACATTGGAAGGCCTTCCGCGGTCATGTATCGATGTCGTGAGTCACATCAAAGGCTTAAATATGAGTCTGCAAACAGTCCCGTCGCCCCTTCCTCCCGCAACGACATCGCGACAAGATAGTATCGCCGATGAAATCGCGCTCGTGTTGGCAAATGTCCTCGATCGGATCAGGACCTTGCACCGAACTCAAGCTGGTGTATTTGCACATTGTCGAGACACTCATTCCAGTAGCGATCCCGTTGCCGTGTGTGGAGCCCATTGGTTTGAGTCTCCGCCAGCATTATCGGCCAAGGCTCGTCGAGCACTTCACGATGTATGCATGGAAGTCGGTGGAGCCGTGTGTGACGCACTCGGCATTCATATTGCATCGCATACAGTGATAGTCTTGCGTGTTCCCGTCCATGAATGCTTCGAGAATTTGCTTATTGGAATGGAAGCTCGCGATTTCACTTTATCTGATCTCATAGAGATTGAAGATTTCCTCGACGTCCTTGGAAAAGATTCGCCAGGAAGCATGTTCACGAACTGGAAGGTCCATTATATTGATTGTCCGATGTACATGAACGATAATGCCGTCGACCTCGCACATACAATAACTGAAATCGCCAATATCATACGATCAACAGACACTTAAGCGAGTGCGACGCCACCTCATAGAACAAAGAATGGATTTCCGGGATATCGCAATCGATCGAGTGAAATTCAATGCGCCCATCCGTCGAGGAACATCCCTGAATTCCAAAGCGACGTACGGGGCCGGCAAGATCATATTTCAGTTGCCGAGATGTTATGCTCGAATTTCCGAAAACCCCAAATTCCCCGGCGCGATCGATATGGTCCTTAGCGGCGCATCATTACGTGATGTCGGAGCTGCGGCGTTTCTCGCACAGCTCCGGGATCGCGCAGACGAGACATCGGTTCTCGCTGAGCATATTTTTGAAAAGGAATTCTACGATCCATTGAGGAAACTGACGGCGTTCGACGAGACGCCAATATTCGATGCGGACGGCGAGATAATGCAAAATGTTCCTGATTTGTATGGATCGACACACGACGTATCTCTCCTCGTGAGTCTCGACGGCGCATGGATCAGCGACCGATCATGGGGAATGCGTGTCCGCGTCTCCCAAGTCAAAGTCCACCGCCAACGCGTCGTGCCGCCACCGCTCAAATTGGAATTTCAAACGAGTGCGCAACATACCGGACCGCGTCAAGGGTTCATGTTCCAGGATGAAGACTCGCCACAACATACCGGACCGCGTCAAGGGTTCATGTTTCAGGATGAAGACTCGACACATCCGGTCAAAAAGTCCAAAACGTTCGCGTTCCTCGAAGATTAAGAAAGATTAAGAAAGATTAAGATGTAATGAAATGATCGGAGATTGTTGCGAGCGCCAGACCTGCAACTGCCGATGCTGCCGCTACGCCAGGCACGCTGAGTTCGCCCGTGAGAGGAGACACGAGCGCAGGGATACTCGCCTTGATTTTCGGGAGTGCATACATGACAAACAGGAAAATGACGATTGCCGCAAACCATGCGCGCGTACTCTTCAGCGTATCGAGACTGAGAATTTTCTTTTTGGGTGTGGATGGAGGGAGTGCGATGGGCGGCGGCGATGTGTATGTCGGCGCAGGCATAGCGTACGCGAGTGGATTGTGTTGCTGGTACTGAGGCTGGGGAATGTACTGCTGCATTTGCTGTTGCTGCTGGTATTGAGGCTGAGGAGTATACTGCTGCTGCATGGGCTCGTATTCTTCCATGTGTCCAGTATGCGATGGCGCTTGGGATGGCGGACGCGATTCGTACTCTGCGCCGCGGCTTGTGTTTGAGAAATCTTTCATGATATCAGCATAATTCGGCGCCGATCCCGACCCGCCTGCACCTTGCTGAGGCTCGTCACTGCGACTCTGCATTACCGGCGGAGGCAATTTCGAGAGTGGCGTCGCCAGCATATCCCCGGAATCGTCCATATTATTTATAATGTAAGAATCCATTTTCTGCTTAGAATTTGAACGTATTACAATAATATGGCGGCTTCAGGACAATGATCTACAAACAAAGCGCGATGATGTGGCGCGAGCTGTTTATCGATCTGATGTGCGCCGAAACTGGGTTCCATGTACGAGTTTTGCGTACAGAACTTGGCCAATGTCGATGCATCTTTGGGTTTATTAGGCGATTTCTCAACGCAATCGGAAAAGAAAACATCTTCAGGCGCGTGTGGATCGATGTTCGGATTGGCCGCGATGCATTCCATCATGAACTTCTTCTTCCTGAAACTCAAGCCTCCCGACCCATAAAATGAATGGTCTTTCCCCCAATGAACGCCAGTCCCGATTTGGTGGTCGTAGGCACACCCGACATAATCCAAATCCGTGAAATTATCGATATTCCATTTGCTTTTCGCGCACGTGACTGCATCCGTCTGGAACACGAGAATATCATCTGCATCGATACGATCCCAGAACGATTTTGATTTGAAGAGTTTATTGTACTCGTCAGCTGTCAAGTTATCGGTACCTAAAGATTTGAGGAATACACGTCGATTCGGCGAGACTCCACGCGTGCTTTCGTTCGCATAGGCCGCATGACTCTGGCCGTGAAATACATAGAGATCCCATTCCTTGGGGATCCGCGTATCGAAATTCCTGATGATTGAGCCCAAGAGCAGGTGTGGACGCGGCTCGACGATGATCATTGCGCGGCGATTTTTTGCTGCAAACTTCTCGACTTGGCCGATGCATAGAGAGAGTACGAGTACGAATGAAAGAATGATGAATATCGTTCGTTTCCAGTCCATTCATATTTCGGGAGATTATTTTCTTATGTGTATCATATAAAAATGATCCCCGCTACGCTCCAGGCCCCGATCTTCTCCGCACTCCTCTTCATCGTCATCGCATCCCCCACGACCTTCAAGCTGGTCAACGATTACCTCGCCCAGCCCGTCCTCCGCATGCCGGCAGTCCAAGGTGGCGTCCCCACCAAGTTCGGTCTCCTCCTCCACGCGCTCGTCTTCTTCGCTCTTTCGTACACCTTCCTTTCCAACAAGTGATTTATTTATTAGTTATTTTAAACAAAAACTGACTTTTATATTGCCGGCGCCGAGATTCATGCACAGAATCTCGACGATGGCGTTTTTCAATTTGTGCGCTTAAGGATTCGTCATAGACGCAAAACATATACGCAAAATGGTGAGAATTTCATTAGAAGGCAATATTGCCGCCGGCAAGACGACAGTATTCGAGACGCTCGAGAAAGAGTTTGGCGATTCCAATTTCTTTCGTGAACCAGTTCGTGAATGGGGCGATCTCCTGGAGTTATATTATGACGACCGTGCGACATGGGTTCTTCCCCTGAGCCTCAAGATCCTCTTGACGTTCAGGAACTCGATCGACCATTCAGACGCTTTTATTGAACGCAGCCCCTTGACTTGTCGACACGTATTCACCAATATGCTCTTCAAGGACGGGACGTTATCTCAGCGCGGCTGGGATTTATTTAACGAGTTTTACGATATTTTGGGGTGGTCGCCTGAACTCATGATATATATCGATACGCCCGCGGCATTGTGTCTTGAACGCGTGCAGGAACGCGGCGTGACGTACGAGAAGAACGCCATCGACATTCAGTACCTTCGCCGCATCGAGTTCCATTACGAAACGATGCTGAAATCTCTCGAAGGTTCAAATATCGTGATTGCGCGTGTCGACGGGTCACAAAGTCCCAAAGAAGTCGCGAAACGCGTCGCTGAAATCGCCAGGAAGTTCCGTACGGCCAGGACTCCGCTAGCGCCTCCTCCACCTCCTCCTCCACCTCCTCCTCCGCCACGCTCGACAATTTAAGATGCACGAATCGGCGTGATAAGCAATCGACTCGCGCGCCACCGGACATCCCAAACGCCCAACGGTCCTAAAAGACCAGAAATGACGTCGCGTTTCTTCCTCATTCCACGCTCGATGAGCAACACATCGCCTTTCCGGACTTGAGGCGGTTTGTACGAGACGACCTGGAGAATCGACGAGCCGTTGGGTGTGGGACGCACTTGAAGACGCCCGTCCATTGTAATTTCGCTCGCACATACGACGTTTTTTCCAATGAGACGCACGTATAACGGATGCCTCTGATCGCGCTGTGCACCTGGAATGACAGAGTACGACAATGCGCCGCGCGTCAAAAGTCGTTTCGTGCCTCGTGATGCATCGGGACCGCACGGCGCCATCGTACGGAGATTCATGAGGTTTGGGCGGCTGCGGCGAGGTGCGAGGGGGGCGAGAGGTGACGTGCGTGAACGAGCGATTCGACGTGCCTCACTATCCCCTAGGCGTTGGGGCAATGCACCGCTGCCCATGAGAGAATTCGCAGCGAGGCGCGGGATCCGGCTCAAGGTTCGGCGAGGTGCGCGGCGCGAGGTGGTGCGAATTGTGGTGCGAAGAGTTGCAGATGATTTGAGAGTCTTCGACCGAGGTCGAGGCGGCATGCTATTTATTATTGCACATGAAAAAAATCCGCGTCTAATTGTAGAATGAGTGCGTTCATTGAAAAACTCGTTTCGCAGTCGACTCAGAAGAATACCGAGTCGTGCCGATCTCATCCAGGCAAGTGTCTTGCTCAAGTCGTTTTCGATTCGTTTGTTATCGTTGCGATATTTGCGCTCTTGACGCGTGTTTTGAATCGGGACGCAGTTAATGTCGACGCATGCATCGCATTCTTGACGATGTGGATCCCCGTCAACTATATCTTCAAAGCCCTCGATCTCGAATATTCAGATCAACTTGCACGCGTCGCAGGCTGGACTTTAGGTAACAAACTCTTCTCGATCCTGACTTCTTCAATATGATTTAGTGTTTTATGATGTCACGGAAATAGGTACGGTTAAAGGCGACCGTCGGAATGATCGGATAAGAAGCCACACAACCAGGATCGTTTGAATTAATGCCAGCACGACGATCAGTTGAAACGACCACACAATCCAGGAAAATCTGTCGGCGATATATTTTGTGATCGGCAAAATAAATCTATTTTCGAGACCTTGGCGATTCTTTTCGTCCGTACAATATTCACTCGCTTTGACGATAATTTGCTCGACGACTTGGTCCAACATATTATTATAATACCTTATTTTTGTCGAGAAAATAACACGCTCAACAAATGATCGATCCATCCACAATACGCGAACTGAAAACGTGGCTTGAAACATGCCGTGGCGGCGATGTCCTTTTCGTGCGCGGCGCCAACCCCGGAATTGGCATTTCAACATTGCTTCATTCGTTGATCGATGATACATTCGAATCACTGTGGATCCCAAACGGCACATCAAAATTGAAGCATACGCTCATCGACGCGGCATCATCGACGATCTCGCCCCTCATGCGCCGCAAGATATTCGTGTTTGATCCCGTCGATGCGCTCTTTGCCGATGTCTCCGCATCGGCTGATATTTCTGAATTCGCGCGCCGCGGAAAGTGTCGTGTTCCCATCATTTGTGCGGGTTTCCGGATGCGATTCTCGACGACGCGCGCGACGGATATTTTCGATAAGCGAAAATACAACATCACGCGACTCGATGTCCCGCCCCTCGAGACTGCCGTGGCGCTTTGTCATTTATTGGGAGTTGCCAAGGTCCGCGATTTCCCCCAATCGCGTGTTGCCGGAATATGGGAGGCGGCACAAGGAGATTTACGAACTGCAATTTCTGCGATCGAGGCAGGATTACCCAGCGGTGGCGTCAAGGATAATGTATGTGACGGTGTCGATGCCATCGCCCGGATTTTGACTTCCAAGGATCTGAATCTACGCGACGCGATGGATCTCCAGGATGGCGACATGAATGTCGTGAGTATGGGCGTCTTTGAGAATTATCACCGCGCCGTCGACAGCATCGAATCGTGTTGTGCTATGTCGGACCTCTTCTCTCGAGCTGATTTGGTCGACGAAGCCATCTACGGCCGGCAGAGATGGGATCTGACGTCCGTGTACGCCGCACTCACCGCCGCTGGCCCATCGATGATCGTCAAGGCCGAGATGTGTCCGCGACGTGAACTCGTCATTGAAAAGTACGGATCGGTCTGGTCGCGCGGCAACAACCAGAAATCCAAGCAGAATATGTTGCTTGCTTTATCGCATCAGGCCATGGCTCGTGGATGCACATCACTTGCAGCGAGCGAGTTGGCATATGTCCGCGGCATGCTATTGGACTTGGCTATCGACGGGAAGTATGACGCCATGGCCTCTCTCGTCGGCGATACGTACGACGAGCAGGGCGTCCTTGGCATTATCAGGATGTTTCGTAGCAAGAAGTATACGCAAACGGATCATACCAAGTATAAGCGCGCCGCGGCCAACTTCAAAAAATAAAATCGACCCGAATTGAATCGCCATCATATGCTCTCGTCGCTGGACCTTTTCACCGGATGCGGAGGAATTTCACACGGTTTGCGGGGTATATGCGAGGCCAAGGGCGGATACTGCGAAGTCGAGCCGACACGTATTCGGACGATCAACAATCTCTTTGTAAAGGGTCTTCTCCATAAAGGTCCCATCCATACAGACGTCAGGAAATTGGACGGCACCACAATGCGTGGCAAGATCGATATGGTAGTTGGCGGCTGGCCATGTCGCGGATTTAGCACGATTGGGAAACGGAACGGATTCAATCATCCCCAATCCGCTCTATTTGTGGAATTTGCGCGCCTCGTCGATGAGATCCGTCCGAAATTCGTTTTGCAAGAGAACGTTCCCGGCGTGTGTGGCCCTTCACTCGACGATGTGATTGCGTCTTTTGAAAAGAGCGGCTACGACGCCACATGGATGGTTCTTCCTGGATACGCCGTCGGCGCACACCATTCGAGGAAACGGTGGTTCTGTTTGGCCGTGCGGAAAGACGTTCGTGAATTCACACTCAAGATCGCCGCCAAGTACGAGAGACACGATTGGAGCAAGAACAACACGATTCCTCGCATGCAGCTCAGCAAAGAGACGTGGAGCGAGGATAAAGTCCGACTTTCCATTCTTGGAAACAGCGTGATTCCAGATGTTGTGAGGTTAGCATTCATGCTCATGTTTACGGGATTCACCAAATCGCCCGACGAGTTATGGAACGCGACGGAGCTCGAACTTGTCCGTCCAGCCCCAACAGGAATCCCTTTGCCAGTCCATGGACCTAGCCGGTACTATGGATCGTATATCGATGGCGTCGTCGAGAAAATCAATCTGCCAGCCGGCATCATTCCACGCAAAACCGATTTGGGTCTGGTGCTCGTGCCGGGCTCGTATGTGCACGACGGCCCCTTGAAAGCGGTTTCTATTACAGAATCACATTCTTTGCCTATGTGGGGGACGCCACGCGGAGGATGTCTCGGCCCATCAAACGTCCTCGCCAAGCGGAGCAAACATGATCTGTACACATCCATCCGATTCGAGCGCAATACACCTGACGAGTTGCGTGGAGGCGTTCCTAATGTTCGGTGGGTCGAGTCGTTGATGGGCTACAACGTCGAGAACTGGACTGAAATGGCGGCACCTCCTCCTCCTCCTCCTCCTCCTGCCGAGACGCCTACCGAGACTCTTGCCGAGTAGACTTACCATACGCGTTTGGAAACTTACAATTTACTCGAGTCATACATAATGATGATTCAAGAAGTTGACGGAGTTGAAGAGATCCAGGAAATTGCGATCGGCCCCGCAAGTTCATCGGGTGATACCACAACGCCATTGATCAAACCTTCCCAATTCTCGTTCTCTTCTCCGCCTCCCTCGCGCCCACCTCCGCCTCCTCCTCCTTCTGCTGCCCCGCCCGCCCCGCCCGCCCCGCCCGCCCCGCCCGCCCCGCAGACCATCGAGAGCATGGCGAACCAGCTCGCAGGCAAAGCGCACATTTACGTTGCGGTGCCATGCTACAATTGTCAAATGCGCTCGGAATTCGCATCAAGTCTCATGCAATTACAGGCGATTTGTTTGCGGTACGGCGTACAGATCAGCGTCCAACTCATGGGCAACGAATCATTGATTAGTCGCGGCCGGTGTATTCTGACTGGCAACTTCTTGGCATCACAAGCGAACTTTCTGTTATTCATCGATTCAGATATTGCTTTCAATCCAGCCACGGTCTTCCGCCTCGCACTCCACAACAAGGAGATCTCGAGTGCCGTGTACCCCAAGAAAAGCATCAATTGGGATCTCGTCCGTCAAAAGAAGATCAGCGGTAGCGAAATGAGGGAAGATATCCGGTCATTTGGAGTTGATTTCAATATCAATATTATCGGCGGGACAACGACGATCGAGAATGGATTCGTGCGTGTCCTTGACGCCGCGACGGGTTTCTTCATGATGCGCCGCGACGCTGTCGAGCGGTTGGCCAAGCATTACGAGGAGGAGCTGAGCTGCATCAACGATATTCCAGGCTCGAACGAAGCGGTACCAAAATACGTGGCGATCTTCGATACGATGATTTGCCCAAAGACCCGCAGGTACCTCAGCGAAGATTTCGCTCTATGCCGCCGCGCCCAGGCCCTCGATCCTCCCATGGAAATCTGGGCTGATGTCGCGTCGCCATTGACACATATCGGATCCATGGCGCTCGAAGGCGATATCACACAACGTTTCGAGATGCGGTATGTCGGCTAATCTCGAAAAGCAATGCGTCTAATCTCCCGAAAAGTTATCGTGGTTCTATATAATGCCCACATCGTACCTCATCGCTGGTATCTCACCGACGGGCGACGTATCGATCAATTTCACCGCGAGCCTCTTACGTTTCCAGGCCGATTTGGCGCGCGCTTCCGATACCGTAGCAGCCTTTGATTTCTTCGAATCTATTAGTACGGCAATCGACCATTTCCACCGCGATGCGTCGTTCGATGTCCTGGTACTCATCGATGCCGGTATGGCAATCGATCCGGTCTTTTTCATCGAGTACGATTCCACGAAACCGTTCGTTGTGGGCGTCTACCCCCTCGGAAAAATCGACTGGGCACGCGTTGAGAAGAAGATCGGTCTCGCATGCACCGAGGATGCCTCAAAAATCGGTAATATCTACTCGATTGATCCACGCAAAGGATCCATTCAAGGTCGATACATTGTGGTCAAGACGGCCGGTCTCGGAATAGTCAAGCTGGGCCGATGCGTTCTCGATGAAATAATCGCGAAACATGGCACGAAAGTCCTTTCCAAGGATGGGAAATTGGTCTTGCACGCGGCCGGCATCGAGAATGGGACTGCGATGTCGGCCGATGAACGTCTGTGTCATTTATGGGGTGGGAATATATATGCGGACACAAAATACCACACGAAAAGCAGCGGACCCGTAGCATTCAGCGGATGCGTAGGAACAAGAACGAAATTGCGCTAGATTAAGACTCATCGTCACTTTTGTAATACACGACTTTTCCATCAGTATATTTCTTTAAAAATATATCGGGATCGGCGATTTCAGTGTCACGCGTCGCATCGCTGAATTTCTTCGCGAGAATTTGGATTTCGTCATGTTCAGTGACACATATAATGTATGGACGTAGGCGGCACGTCGTTGGCAACGCACGTACGCGACGAGCGAGCTCGTGGCCATGCACAAACCTGCCGCGATGGAATACAGTCACTTGGCTCGACATTTATCTTATATTTGATAACATATATATTTATAATTATATCGAATCGAGCGATTTGTTTTTTTTATTACGTGGCATGTGAAAGATGCCACGTCATCAATTCAACAACCGCATTTTTTTCCCTCTTAAGCTTACGGTGATATGGTATTACAGTCTCGAGCTGACATAAGAACAAAAAACATAAAAGATGTGATGCAACATATCGATATACTGAGTTCTCAGAGACAGCGACTTGTCGATCAAGAGAAACTACTCGACCGAAACATCGCGCGTCTCAAACTTCCGCTTGCATCCATCAAGAAGAGCTACCACCACAAATACGAGCTCGAAGATCTCGAGTCTGAGCATAGGAATATCCGCAAAGAGACCGACCGCGTCGACAAGCTTATAGGCATGGAGTTTGAGAGCGGCGCGCGTGCAATGCGATTCAACATGCGGTGCATCGGCCCATGCTCAAAAACAGGTACCGAAAAACGCAACGAGTCAGCGCAGCTCGAAGCCGCGTGAACTGAGTTATGGTCCCGCCTGTTTTAACCTGACGTACGAATCTCCGTTATGGCCGAGCTGGTAATGACACATCCGGTCGATCGAGTAGATTCTGAATTTGCCAGTCGCCGACGATCCATCGTGTATGAATTCGGCCATGGCCTTGTGAAGTTCTTTGCATTCGGCATCACACCTCAAATCCCGTAATTGTGTGCGAATAGCAATGCACTCCTTCAATCTCGCATCTCTCTCTTTCATGCTTGTCACATGAATAGAAAAGAAAGAAAGCCAATTTAGCCAAGTGTATTTCCTCCATCATGCCTCGCGACATCGACACCTACTATATATTCCCGCCTCGCACGTTGTCCGCGGTATTCTCGCAACTCCCGAATTCTCATGAGGTTGAACTTGGCGAACGGCCCGCGGAAGAGGTCGGCCGTGAATTTGACCGATTTGTAATTGTTCATGCGCTCCCAGACCGCCAATGCCGCCTTGAAATCGTCGAATGGACAGAAGAGGGCAGCGTCGATCGTGATGTCGTCAGATACAATAAAGGCCTCGACGGAGTTGGTGCTCTGGGCCATTTCGTCGCGCGTCTCGCGGAAGTAGGCAGGCAACACATTCCAAATATTTTGCATGCCGTACTCTGCTGCCGCCTCCAGGTACGCTCGATTGCATTTGGCTATGATGGCGGGCATTTGCGCTTCCAGCTTCTCGCCTAGTTTCATGTCGCCTCCTCCGAGCACCGTCTTCTCGAAATTGAATACGACAATTCGCCGTTGAATCGATCCGGAATTATCGATCCAGCCGGGAACTTCGTTGCCTGCTAAAATGCCCGGCGGCTCCCACGTCGTGCTAAATGCCGTCTTATGCTTGGCCGCAATTTGAATATCTTCGCCTGAAACGATCGATTGGAATTCGGCCTGTTCCAGAACAAAGTCGCCTTTGATCTCTGGAGCGACGTAGATGAACTTATCGTAAAAGGCCGAGAGCCCGAACTGCACATGGATGGGCAAAGCATGAGTATGATGCATGACTCAACAGAGAACGCATATATAAACGCACCTTCTTCTCGACGTTGTTGGACAGGACACCGACGTCGATCGCATCATACAGCTGCTTCGCAATTTTGAGGACGATCGTTGATTTCCCTGCGTGCGTGGCAGAGGGATAAGCACGCAGCGATCGGCTGGGCAACTGCGCGAATCCAATGACGAACCTGAACTTGCAGCGCCCTTCATGAACGGCACGACCTGCCACCCGTCCTGGTCGTTCAGCGCGTATATGAGGCGTCCAATCAAGATATGGAGCCATTTCGAGACGTCGGGCGAGAAGCCTTGGAAATCCAGGATGCCTTGGAAATGGTGTGTGGGGATATCTTGCCACGGCACGCCAGCGTACTCGTCAAATACAAGTGGGAAATACTTGGCCGCTACGATATTGTCAGACAACGGTTCGGTGGCCGTCGCGAATTCGTAGAACCTATCTTGTGCGGCGAGGTAGACTCCATTCTTGAACGCAAAGACATTTCGTGATTTCCGTAGCGTGCGGAACTGGAAATCGTCACATTTCGTCATATATTCGATGACTTGCTTGCCGTTGCTTCCGGACGTGAACGCCAGCCACATATCGAGTTCTAATTCCTTTTGCCCGGCTTCTTTGTAGACGAAGCTCGCTATATCGCAGACTTGTCTCCATGCATGCGTGTTATGTCCGTCGACGATGATCGGTTCAAAAATATGATCTCCCTGTTTCCTGTATGACCGCTCCATGGCCACGTCGAGGAGGTACATGAGCAAGCGTTGGTAAGGCGATACCGTCTCGTCGATCCACCTGAACCGAAGAGCCCAGCTCCCGAGCCGAGCGTCGATTTCCTCGTCGAGAGGCGTCGCGCCGAGAGTTTTTGAATGCATGGCCAGTTTATTATTGAAGCACGAGAGGACGGATCGTTTTCCGTAAAAGATGCATTTGAGAACGCACTCGATTCGCGTAGCCACATCCTTGTCACGCGAAACGATGCCGAGGCGCCGTAGCTGGTGGTACAATCCGATGCCTTCCATCTCGGCCGCGTGAATCACCACATCGATTTCATTGAACCCGAACGACCCGGCATTATCGAAATTTATGCCGTGAAGGACATTGACTCCGAACACTTCGCACCCTATAGCAAACGCGTCCTCGTAACTCCCAGGCGGGTTGTTGACGTGCCATTTGAGTTCCAGCTGTTCCAAGTACTCGATGGCCCCGACATCATCTAGCGCACTGATTCGCGACTCGACAGTATCCGCTGCCGCCTGTGCCGCGGCATCATCATCATCCATTTGATAATAAAAACAATAAATGTGTGTAAGAGCAAAGCTTCGGTCCTTAAGGGGATCAAAAATAAGAAAGTCTCGACACGTCACGTTCAAATCACGTTATTTTAATATATGGTCCAATGTATCACTAATAATGTCTATTCTCCGTGAAAACATCCCCCTCGCAGTTGTTACCGCCGTCCTTGTCGTCGCGATTATCGTATTGTACCGCGAAGTCGCCTCGATTAAATCGACAATTACACAGTGCCCGCCTCCTCTCGAGTACAATATCGCATCGATCGTTCCTTCCTTGCCGCGCGATGATGCCACGGAGATGCCCGTTGCTACCGAGATGACACCCGAGACCACGAGCGAGCCGCCCGCCCTCAAGCCCGCCCTCAAGAAACGCACGACGAGCTCCAAGATGAACACGATCAACGAGGATGAAATTTAAGAGAAAAAAAACACGCTTAAGGACAAGGTTTCGTCACATAAAAGCATCATATTTTCCTATCCTCTTTCGGGTCTGTTCTTTGTCAAGCACACATCACTCAAGGTCGTTCGGTGTTTCGTACAAACAAGCGCGTTTAATTTGCGACAAAAAAATATTTTCGTATAATATAATGTCTTCCGCTCCCGTCAACACCGAGACTGCCGAGACTGTCGTGGCTGTCGATGGGTCCGTCGAGGCTCCCGTCAAGGTGCGGAAGTTCACTCTCAACCGCGCTCTCAAGAAGATCGAAGCCGTCGAGAACAAGAACACCAAGCTCGCCCTGGACAACAAGAAGCTGAAGGAGGCCCTGCTCGAACTTCGTTCTGCTCACAGCCGTATCCGTCGCATCCCCAAGGCCGCTGCGCCCGTCGTGCCTGCGGCCACCGAGTAATATGAGAAGGAATTCGCGTGTAACGTAAAATAATAAAGAAATAAGAAAGAAGTCAGAAAGATCTGTTTGTTTGCATATATGTTACCAAATATGCAAACAAACAATATTAAGTTTTATTTCACAGCGTCGGCGTGCCAGGCGACTCGACCCGTGACCAGCCTTGTTTGACTTGGCGATTGCGGTTGCGTTCTGCTTTCGGCGTTCGAGGCGATCGCAAACTCCGCAGTCTGCGCATCTCGATCATACGTTTCGCGCGATCGAGTTTTCTTTTCTTTACCATGGCATTGTGAGATTTGAGACACGCATTACGATTGCTGTTACGTGCCACATCGATACAATTCAAGGCTTTATACATGCTGTACATAGTGACCCACTCTTTGGTTCGCGGACTGTTCTTCGATCCGTCGACGTGAATCGCGAGAGAGACAAGGTACGGATCGCGTAAATCATGCACGCTGAGCCGCCTTTCGACGAGAGGTTTGTCGAACGATTTGATTTTCATTTTCTTCATCTCGATACTCACATATTTTCTTGCAGAGCGTGTAAGCGTCGCGTACTTGATCGGGATGTACATATGCTCAAATATGATGACGTCATTGGGATGCATCGCATTATACAAAATTTTGATCTTCTTCGTCTTGAGCTTCTCGGGTCGCGATATGGCCTCGTACAGTCCGCGTGGGAAAGGGAACTCGCCCGGTTGGATGAGAAGCGTACCGTCCGAACCGCGCCGCGGCTCAGTCACGACTTCCATGATCCGTTTCGCCTCGGCACGTGACATGCCCCACTGGACCAACTGCATCGCGATCCATACGGGATTCGTATAGTATGCCCAGAGTCCCGCGCCGAACGACTTGCCGAACGATCCGACTTTCGCTCCTGCCGCCATGAGAAGTCCTGCTGCCTTGCTCATGTCCAACTTTTTATGTATATAGAAATTAATCGGGAACGACGCTTCTAGAAAAATGGAATTCATCGATTGGTTTGTGTTGGCAACGTATATGCTCATGATCGTCACGTTTGCATCTAAAATCCATACGCGCCGAGGCCTCGCGAGCATCGTAGGATACGCGATCCTCATTGTCGCCAAACAGATCGAGATTGCCAAGGGCGCGAAGCAGACGACGATCGACCGCATTCGTCGCATGGGGTACGTGACGCTCCTCTTCTCGCCCAGCTACGAGCATGCCTTTGATATCTTCGGCGTGGTGGGGTACACTATGGCCATCGCAGGCGGGAAGTATTACGATATGTCAGGGCCGGTCATGGCTCTGTACCACACGACCGCGCTCCCTACGGCTCAAGGCATGTACTTTGTCGCCAGGGCATGTGCGGCTCTGACACTCGCTCTCGGCTACAAGAATCCGCTCATCTAAGTTCAAAAATCAATATGTGCACGCCAGACTCGGGAAGCTTCGCCGATACCGTAGAAGTGCAACGGAAAGCCGCGAGTTCGATCCTCGCCACTGGCAGATATGGTGCGTGCTAGTGTATATCAGTGGAACAGATAGTCCGTCTCCTACATTTTGATGTTGTGAGCTCGTGTGGTCTCTCGTGCGTATTATATTCTTGCGTATTTTCAGGTAGCGAATGCTCACTGTCAACGAGTTGGTGAAACCAGCGCTGGCCCAATCGACGCGTAATCACGAAACGTACAAGGCGATGTACGAGCATGTCGCAGGCCACATCAAGCGCGTGAACGATATAGGCGGACGCGAAACGACGTGGACAGTTCCTGCATTTGTGTTTGGCAGGCCTCCGTTCACGCACGGTCACGCTCTAAATTACGTCTCGGAGAAGTTGCGGCGCGGCGGTTTCACGATCACGCCCGACTCGATCGAGGAAGGCAAAATCCACATCGATTGGAAGAGCGCACATCAACGCGCAGCCCGTGCCAAGATGCGCGCCGCGACTCAAGCTTCCCAGAAGAAGAAAACGACGCCTGTCAAGAAGGTCGAGAAGGCCGTTCCTATTTCAGTTACATTGGAACGATTGCGCAAGAACCTCCATCTCAAACCGAAATAAATATTTAATATAAGAAGCGTTCAAATAACGATGAAAAAATCACGTGGTACGACAAGACATGTCAACCGATTCGCTCCACCCGATTCTGATCGATGCAAAGCGCGAGTACCAAGTCCGCCTCACTGACCTCATGACGCCCTTCCTCATGTATTATGTGAACGACACGTACGCATGCGCCAAGGAGGATGTCGGAAACAGGAATGCCCTCATCGAATTCCAGCGTCTCCTCCATGCCGTGCCGCAATGGAATTCAGGTATTATCAGGGAACGCACCGAGGCGATCGAGAAGAAGTTCAGTTTCTTCTCGAACCTCGTTGCGGCTGTTTTTGTCGCGACGATTAAAGTCCTTTCGAGTATCCGCATCACATCGCAGCGTCCCAATATCAAGCTCAAGCTCCCTTCGAACGATGCCTTTGTCCATAAAGTGTACGTATGCGTAGCGCGCAACTTCTACGAGAACGTGACGGTCATGCGTGACGGCGACTTGGCGACGAAGAAACGCATGATTTGTAATGGGATCGAGACGGCAGTACGCGACATGCTGCCTCTCGGCGAAGTCTTGACAGCCTACCTCTCGACAGCCGTCGACGATGCGAACCAAGTCAACCCCGTCTTGTCGCCTGTCCAGAGCGACGACGAAGATGCTGTTTCGAGCATCGATTCGTCTTCATCGGACGAAGAAGATACTCAATCAAAAATCGTGCCTCTCGACAGCAACGATGATTTCCCAACGCCGATGCCGAGCGCGATGCCGAACGCGATGCCCGAAATGGCCGAGACGCAGCAGCATGCCTTCACACCCCCGCAGCAGGTCCCATTCCCTCAACAGCCTCCTTTCCAGCCCGAGATGCCCCAGTCCCAGCCCCAGTTCCAGCCCCAGTCCCAGCCCGAGATGCCCCAGCCCTACCCGCAACACCAGAACACGCCACAGACACCACACCAATTCGACCAGACGCGCCCCAAGCCTCCGCTCTTCCCCGATGCCGACGACGACGATCGCCATTTCCGCTGAGTTTAAAATAAAAAAATAAAAGATGAATATAATATATAATGCTCGCGTTCCTGCAGAACCATCACGTGTTTGGTGTCCTCATTGCACTTGTAACTGCGGTTCTCGTGTACACGTACCAGTACACCATTGATCCGAGCCGCGATGCCAACAAGAAGACTTTCTACAAAACGCTCGTCGCAGGCGTGATCTCATCGCTCGTTTTGTCATGGGCAATTTACCGTCCGGACCATATTTCCACCGAGCCGTTCAATGCTGATCCTACATCTGCGCCTGTAATTGCTGCTCCCGTGGCGTGATTTCTTTTTTTTGTATTAAAATGTTTGTGCGCTCGAGGTCTTCTCGATCACACAAACAACGAACTCTTCTCATATAAAAATAAAATTACACGATGCGCGTCACCGGCGTCGAACTTTTCCGCGTTCCTGCCGGGAGACGGAACTGGACTGTATGAGCCGGCGGGCCCTGGAGATGCATTGACGCAAATCCATCGACGCTCGGGTCGAAGACATCGAACGCGTCCTTGATATACTTGGCAAGGACCGATGATTTCCCCGTCAAGACAGCGTACGAAACGAGTGCAAGGAGCGCGCCGAGGAACGTGGCAAGCACATTTTCAACAAACTGCATTTTATTATTATAAAACAAGCCTACATAATATTTACGCGCCGCGCATCACATGTGTACGCAGTCTGTTTATAAATAAATAATATAAATTATTGTAACAACTACATAGTAGCAAAGCGTGTTCACCCCTGCCCTTAAGCGTCTGAATTCCAAGGCGTTTGACCCCGGATCACCTATTACCAGTTACTAGTGACTAGTAAAAAGATAGATAGAGAGAAATATATATATATTAGTTCTATAGGAATGACAAAAGGGGTATAGAGCATAGCATAGCATAGCATGATATGGCATAGCATAGCATGACATGACACGTGGCACACACCCCCCGGCCATCTCTATAGAACTAACTCAGATCCAAATCTCTCTAAATCTACACCAGTCATCAGTTACTAGTTAATTTAATATTTTTTACATTAAAAAACGTCACACACATCGCCGCCACGCCGCCACAAAACATGCAAGGTGTCGTGGAGCGCAGGGGATGTCTAGCCGGCACCTACGATGTCATATAATGTTCTCGGTACGAAAACAACAAATATTATACTACTATTAATAATCGATAGGCGTGTCCTTAAGGGTGCGTTTTTTCTCGTGCACACTTTTTTCAACATTAAAAAAAAAGTCGTGCAAATTGCTGCCGCGCCCCCATAAAATGCATACGAGTTGTTGTGGAGCTCAAATGATGTCTTGCCGGCACCTTCGAAGTCGTTCACGAATGATGTTATCGGTAAAATATCACCAACGAGAGAGGAAGAAAGATTTTGCCACGTCACCATTGCCACATCAGCATCGCCAACTCAGCGTTTGTTTCTCGTTTCTCGTTTCTCGTTTCTCGTTACTCGATTCTCGGCTCAGCGAGCGTCCAACATATGCATCAATCGATCTGATAAAACATGAACTGCTCCGCCAGGCACAGATGATGCGTGCAAGAGGTGCGATGCACCACGGATCGTCATCTCTTCTGCGCGTGCCACATGTTTCGTCGAGACCAATGCATCGACGGCGAGCGAAGTGCACGCATCGGTATCGAACGTTCCGGACGCATCCCACATGACGATACGCGATAAAGTCACGAGTGCTGGTCCTCGACGCACCGTCGGCATCTTGGGGATTTTTTCCAGCAAGATCCGTGCCAATGCCTGTTTCGTGGACGTATCGACGAGAGCGAGGTGTAAAGAATGCCCGAGCACATGAACCACATCTGTATCTGCGCCATCCCATTTCCGAGCCGTCTCTGTTTCCACCAACTTCAATACGATTCCACGCGCAACGTCGATTGTCGGGATGAGTTCGCCGATCGCGCGTAATGCGTCGATGCGTAATGGGTGCGGCAAAGTCCTCGAATGCGTCGCGAAGAGTCGCACGATCTTGATTCCGTTTGGAGCTTCCATACCCTTGGAAATCGAGTCGAGGACATTCTTGGACGATTCGCGTAATGTCACGACGAGGACCTGGACGATCGATATGGAATGAACGATATCGGAGGCATCGACGAGCGATCTGACGAGCCCCACAGCCGATTCGGGTCGGGCGTCGAAGTACGTTCCGATCGAGCCTTCCGGGACGCATCCACACAAGATATCGTCACACATCGCTTTCCACGCCTCGGGATCGTTGGTGCAGATACAACAATCGATCAATTCGATGTGGTCTCGCGAGTAGACGACATGGCCGCGCGATGCCTTCACAAGTTCACCAAGTCGACTCAAAGGATGAATTTCCTCGTCGCGCATCTTAGCAGATTCAATACGGCCATTACGGATCGCGATGCGGCGTGGAATATCAGTTCCACCAATCAATGCCGCGACATTTTCTGTGTTCATTTTATATAACAATACATCGATAAACGTACGCTTAAGGGTTTGTTTTCTCGCATATATTAATAGATAAAAAATATGGAGGCTCCTCAATCGTTTGATTCCTTGTTTTACGAAGCGCTTCAATTGACGTCAACTGCGCCATACGTCCCTGAAATTAATGCGCCCGTCGAAAGCATCGCCGATGTCGTTCGTAAAGCGGCCGAATGCCAGATGGCGCTCAAAGACGAACTTCTCGCCAAAGTTCCCGATGCAGTGCGCATCGCTGCCGGGCGAGGCATGACGTCGAACGATATCCTGGAGTTCAACGGAAGCGATCGGTACAAGACCAAAGGCGAATTCTCATACTTGTTTTTGCTTAAAGGTCCACGCGATCGTGAGCAGCGCGATGCACTGTTCGCGGCCGGGTTCGTTCCTCTTATTGAGATCCTCCGTTTCGAGATGGCGCCGTTCGAAGTCCGTCATTCATGGACGCCAGGCACGAATGCAAATAAAGTCACGCTCGTGTGGCCTGGGACGACGGTGGGACAGGCGGGTCAGCAGGCGGGTCAGTGATCACGACGCTTTCCAGAGTTGCGCGTGTCGTATCGTCCGTCTTGACGAATGCGCCGCCAAATACATGTTTGATCATGCCTGGCCGTTTCCAGACTTTACTCAGCGTCACGAGCCATAAGATGATCGTGACGATCCACGCGACGCTTTTGACATCTGCATCCCTTGGCTTGTAAATTGGCGATACGACGCTCCACATGAAACTATGCTCACACTTCTCGATACCGCGTAATTTCATTTCCAAAAGAGTCAACGAGCATTCGTCAGCGTTCATCGCCCAATGTAACATGAGGAATGGCGCCGTGAAGAGATGAAGTACAAGCGCAGGTTCAGAATTCGTGAATGGCGTTATAACAAACCATAAAATAAACAAGATATGGATGACCTTGACGATATTGGCAGCCCAGTCGCTCATTACATTCACGCAAGATTATTCTCGTTCGATAAAGCCGACTCGATCGTATCACGCCGCCGGCGGGCTTTGGCGCGCATTACGGCATCTTGAGCTCCCAGAGCAAGGCCCTTGGCGTCCTCGAGCGTCCGGTGCCGCGTCACGCTAAAACGTCTCTCAATTCCGTTGATATCCTTGTAAGAGTACCCTGTGATCTCGGAATTGACGACGATTGGCATCACGCGTTTCGGCGTCGGTGGTCGAACATCAATATCGCGAATTTGGATCGAGCCGCCGTTCAAGTCAGAAATCGCCCGACGTCTCGAATCGATGTCGCGTGGTAACATCGACCCTAACCCGTGAATTTCATGATGTGAATTCATGGCGAGGTACTCGATGAGAATTGCCAGAGCCGTATCTTTTGCACCGCTCAAACCCATCAATTTCCTCGCGATAATCTCGACGTCGTCGCGCTTCGATACACTCCATTTATAACCCGAGACTTTGCCGCATTCGAAGAAATCTCGGATGGCGATCAAGACATTAGGTCGTTTTTGCGTGATCGAGAGGCTCGCATACCCTTGAGCGCTAATATGTACGCATCCCTCGGCAGCCATCCATCCGCCAACCAGCTCGAGACTCATGCGTTGCGGATCGATATCTTCGTCGATTTGTTTAAGACGAGAACATTCATTCTTGATCGAAATGCGTTCGGCGACGATGTCGGGGCGATTCGCGATCGTGACGGTCCGTAAATCGACGCGTGGGAAACTCAGAGCCGATTCGCATTGGAGTTTTTTTGATATTAGATGCGGTTCGAGACGATCGAGGTGGTCGAGCGCGTCGGTGCCGCACAGCGTCAGCGCATACGCATCTTGGCGGTTGGGGCTCCGATAATCGCGTTTCAGTTTCGTTATTGTACCGCCTTCGATATCCTGAATATACTTGATATTGGCGATTCCTTTTTTTGATTGAACGTATGTCACGCGCACGCCCCGATCCGATACGTGTATACATCCATCGCCACCCAAAAAACCCGCGATCCAACGCAATTTTTGAACGTGCGTCACGAGCTTTGAGAACATACCAATCACACCCGTTGCAGCTGCGATCTTGGCGATTTTCGCAAACATGATGATCGCGTAGCGCCTCGTCCTTAAGCGTCCGTTTTTTTCATTTTTAACGATCAAACATGCAGTTAAGCAGACGTGAAATATCTATATCTGTACATTAAATCGATGGTATGACAAATTGCAAGGAATGTCTCCCAGAAAAGAAACAGGCGAGTTATGGCGGGAAAGGGAAGACGCCGACATGTTGCGCGATGCACGGCAAAGCTCGTGGATTCCTCGACGTCGCGAGTAAGCGGTGCAAACATGTCGGGTGCAAGGGATTCGCAGTCTTCGGCGCCAAGGACGAGCAACCGACTCGTTGTGGTCAACATAAATCCGGCGAGATGATCAACCTCAGGGGTACGCGGTGCAAACATGTCGGGTGCGACAAATTCGCAGTCTACGGCATCAAGGCCGACAAAAAACTGATTATGTGCAACGCCCATAAAACCGAGAAAATGATCTGCCTTGCGGGTACACGGTGCAAACATGTCGGGTGCAAGAAACAAGCAGTCTACGGCATCAAGGGAGACAAAGGGGTTTGGTGCCACGCCCATAAAACCGATAAAATGGTCGACGTCGTGAGTCAGCGATGCACTGAATGCAAAACGACACAAACAAACCAAAAGGATAAATTATGCTCGGCATGTCGCCAGGTCCAACAAAATGGAGCATCACGCAAACTCCTCCGCATCGAGCGCCGCATTATCGATATGCTTATCTTCCACGGAACGATCATCGACGACGAGCGGACGAAATTCAACAAATCGATCGGAGCTGAGTGCGGCGGCTACAGGCCCGACATCTATATCGACTGCGGGACGTTTATCTTAGTTATCGAGATCGATGAGCACCAGCACCGCCCGCGGTACATCTCCCGCATCGTCAATGGAGTCGTCACGCCCATGGCCGTCGGATCGTACTCAAACGAATGCGAGAACGTCCGCATGATGAGTATCGTCAGCAAGGAGCAGATGCCCGTCTACTTCATCCGGTACAATCCCGACAAGTGCACGATCGACGGCAAGGATATTAAGGTCTCGTTCGAGAAGCGGTGCGAGGCTCTGCGTACGCTGATCAAATCGGTTATGGAGGGCGGCAAGCCTGCCGCGTGGATGACGGTCACGTACATGTATTACGACGGCGCGCTCGAGAAGACCGTCAAACCTGATCTTCCTACTGGATTCTAATTTTCTAATTCGAGTTAATGTAAAAAAAATGCGTATTTAAGATAATCAATGCCCAGTCTCCGCACGCCTCGCACGCCTCGCCGCACGCCTCGCCGCACGCCTCGCCGCAAGAAGGCCGTTCACGTGACGATCCAGGCGGCATTCAAGCAGCTGGCACGTTTCAAGCCGACACGGCAATGCACGCCTCGTCTCGGAGGCTCCAAAACGAAATCAACGCGCGCAACTCCGGCTTCCAATGCACGCAACTGTCTCGGTCTCGTACGGAAAGGCCAGCGCGCTCCATCCGGCAAGAGCTGGAACAAGACAGCCGTGTATATCGCACTGCCTCACCGTCAGCGCGATGCATCCTACGCCTCCAGCGGCGGCCGTCGAGTATCGGGATCGTCGCACATCGCAGCGAAATGGAACAGGCTATACAACCAGGCCACGCGCAAGGCCGTGACGCTCAAGACGATTCGTCTTCCACGCGGCGTCCGCCTCCTATAGATGCCAAGACACTTTGCATCCACGCCACATTCTCGCTTGTTTTATTTGCTTTTGGATTTGGTTTGGTTGGATCATCTTGGTGCTTTTTGAGGTGCATCGGGCATGTCGAGCCGTAGAGCGCCGGTTTCTCACATACGTTGCCACGCGCCGTGATTCCCGAGCATCCATTCGCATCGCATGTCGAGTACTTATAAACAATTCGTTCGAGGTGATCTTTTCTGACTTGTTCGGGATCCAGTCCATACTCAATAGAAATTGCGCGGATCGTCTCGTCAACTGCCGAAGTGACGACGATTCGCGCAACGTCTTCAGTCGCAAGTGTTCCGCATACGACACGCTGCATCGCGATGCCCAGCGCTGACGATGGCATTTATTAATTATTAGTTTATTGCGGTACGTTTAACCGTCACTACTATTCCAAATTGCGTGTCGGAACTGACGACGATTCGAGATAATAGGCAATTGGAGGTTGAGAAATCAATGGGTATGTATCGACGTTGATCATCGGAGCACGCGTCGCGCCAGGATCGTCTGTGGGATTGACGCGTTGCGATACCGCGACGCCACCGACCATGAGTGTACTAGACACAACTACCGTAGAGATGCCGACGAGAAGAATGATTTGCCAGATTGCGAGGTGCATGTATAATAAGAAAACATTTTTAAAATCTCGGTATTGCACGTTCCATATCGAACCATGTCAATATTGGAGCTCGGCCGAGATCTGCGCGACAGATGGGACACGAAATTTTAGATGAATGTGCGCCTGGCCTCAGCCTCGATGCGCACTCTTCATGAAGGAAATGTCCGCATACATATTGAGGATCGCGCGAACGTAATCTCACAATTTTCCTGAACGATTTCAGCGGTTGAAGACATAAGCAACACGCATCGTCAAGCGCTTCTTCGACTGAAGGTTCGATGATGCGATTGATAGGGACTTCATGGACATTGAGATCGTGTTGGATATGCGTTCTGTATGTCGCGCGTATTTTCGAAGCAATCGATTTGATATCGTTGGCCAGATCAGGATTGTCGATTTCGATCCGTTTCGCGACGCGATCATAATATGCATTTGAGCCTGACGACCATGTCGCATACGAGTCGTCATCTTCTAGAATTGACGTCAAGACGGCCCGTATCAGCGCGGTCGATTCCAAAGGCTTTGCAAAGCGGGATGGAATCAGGATATCCATTGTATAAGAAGCCTGAAAAAAAATATCATTCTTAAGCGAGGTACGAAAAAAAAATCCTCGATTACTCAAGAGTCGATGTCATCGTCGATGTCAGGGTACGCGACGCCAAGTCCTCGAGATAAAAAGAGCGTTGGCGGCCGTACATCGCGCGTCATACCTGATCATACACGTGATTTGGCCAGGAAAATCGTCGATTTGCCTTTTGATTTACATGGCATCAAGTTGCAACGTATCCAGCGCGCTACTCTGAGCGAAGTCCATGCGAGCCCCGCCTCATATATGAAAGCAATCTTCGGGAGCGCATCCGTCCTCGTCGCTGCTGGAGGGTATGGCGTGACATATAAAGTTCTCATGACGCGCCGAACACGTCCTATCGTATCGAAACTTATGGGGTACTTGACAAATACATTATACATCTCGACGCCTGCATTGGGAACGACAGCTTTGATAAAAATTGCCGCGATGGATCCCAAGGTGGTAACTAAAATTTCTGATGTAACGCAATTCATCAAGGAGAATACTCGTGAGGCCACCGCACATATCCATTTATGGCGCGCCCCGCCCGTCAAGATCGACGGCGTGTGTCCCATCATAGTCCACGCCAAGAAATATGTGCCTCGCTTCTACTCGTTTGGGATCGATATGGTGCATGGAATGGCTGTGACTGTCATGGAATACATAAATAATTCCATTCCCCTTAAGAAAGTTCCAAGAGTGACTCCGGAAATTTTCACTGAACTTGAGAAAGCACTCGGAGCATTCTACGTCGCGGCCGTCGATCATAGCGATATGCATCTCGATAACATTCTCGTTTCAGGCTCACACATAAAAATCATCGATTACGGGTTCGCGGTGCGTCTGCCTGAACCTATCCGTAAGAAGTTCGTGCGGTACTATAAAACTCCTGCAAGCACGGCATCGCTGAATACGGCCGCTCAGATCTACTCGATGCAATACTCGAATGCCATCCAGTGGAAACGGTACGATGGCCAATTAAACTTCTACAATCCATCGTATGCGGCGCTGCGCATCGTATGGCACGCGATGTCGGAGTCTAATAAAAGTCTTTTAAAGAAACACCACGAGAATTCCGGTCACATTATCGCGTGCACATGGAAATAATAATGTGAAGTAAGTATATCAAATGCGCGGTGTGGATTCCGGCATGACGCGACGTCTTCTGACATTCCACATCATTCTATGGAGCGTGTTTGCATGTATTTATTACTTCATGATGCCTGACAATTTCAATTTACCTCCTAATACACCTGCTGAACCATTGACTGCAATGTATTACGCATCAGTCACGCATGTCGGATTGGGGTATGGCGATATCACTCCCAAGACGCGGAAAGGCCGAGTTGTCGCTATGGTCCATGCACTTCTCGCCTGGATCTCGTTCCTCATCATATTCACATCGTGATCATATTTTGAATGACACGTCCAGAATATTTTCCTCGCCTCAAGTCATAAGCGTACGTTTATATAAGAATGGCATCAGTAGCATCCGATATGTTTTACAATGCACGCAGCAACGCGCCGTCCCGAGCATCAACCAAATCGTTCAAATCCGCAGCTACGAGCGTCGCGCGTTCGTTCCGGTCTGCACGTTCACAACTATCTCGTGGATCGAGTCGGTCCGGTCGATCGAGTCTGGGCCGCGCGACGTCCCGGCCGCGTCGCGCGACAAGTCGGGTTGCACCTTCTCCATACTATGGTCCCCCACTGGCCCTCAATGCCGTGGTAAAGGCGCGCGTTCCTAATATGACGGCTCCGATCCCCAACTCCAACTCCAACTCATCTTGGAATGGCATCGTACCTTCCCGCGCTCCACGAGGCTTTACGCAGTATGGCACTGCACAGACAGGGACACAATTGATGCGGACATTGGCCAACGTCCCCCAGTCACAGAACAACCGACTCCTGACGAATGCGGTCTTCAGGCGCACCGCTCGTCTCCGCGAATTGCTCATCGAGAATGGAATGGACCCCAAACTCGCGACGTCCAAGGCCCTCGCAAAGATCGATACGTTCCTGGAGCCTAATATCCGCCAGGCAACACGCAGCGTGGCAGTAAAACGGATGCGCGCAGCTGCAGCAGCTTCGATGCAGGCCCAGCGCGAACGTGCCGCTTCGGCCGCACGCACTGCCAAGACCTTTGCCATCGCTCGTGCCCAGGCAATCAAGGAACAGGCCGTGGAAATGCAGCGTCGCCAGGCCAATCGCAGCGCGGCTCTTTGGTCCCGCACTGTCGGTGGCAGCCAGGCGATGTGGAAAGGCACGACAAAGGCCGCGTCGACAGCTGCTGCGGCCATGGCAGCCGAAGCTCGTCGCAGCCGGAACGGTATTGTAGGCGGCGCCCGATCGACAGCGCGCGTTTTCGATTCGCGTATCGTCGCTCCGATCAACCAGCGTATCGTCCGTCCCGTCCGTGGTGCATCGTACGAGCGCCGCATCCAGAAGATCCTCGCTGAAATGTCGAATCTCACGCGGCAACGCAATATGCTTACGCCGGGAAAAGGCAGGAATGTCGATCGTATCCGCAAGATCAACGCATCGCTCAACGCCCTGAGAAAGCAAAAAAATCTCCTCAATGCCACATGGACCAACAAGAATGAGAAGGCGGCAGGATGGACGTGGCTCAAGAAATTCGGCCGACGCGCTTAAGGACTTTTTAACATAAAATAAGATATGTTGCCTGATATATGCGTTGTATCGCTCGATGAGAATGATCACGTCCGCATCAGAGTCGTCGATGGTGAAGTTCGATCTATAATTTCCAAGGCCGTGAGAGACCGGCACGGTATCTCGACTGCCGCGATCCTCGATGCCGTGACGCGCGAAAGGTTGAGACGATGTGCGCACGATACGGCATCTCCAACGCTCGTGTACTCATGGCTCGCCCTACAGAAATGCCATTTCAAAATCCGAGCGGCATGCGGCATTCGACGAGGCATGATGTGCTCCGAGTGCCACATGAGATCAGGCAAGATATGGGGTCTTGACATAGACGGTATTCCACGATGCATGGCATGCACATTCTTGCATTCTGACGATATATTGTAACTATGTACCATAAAGAACTAGACTGCGACGCGCTGCTGCTCGAACGTCTTGACTGCCGTGAGGACCGCGCCGATGCTGAGGTTGGCGCGGTCCGAGCATCGTTTTGAAATATCTTTGCGGTCCGAGTCGGGAATGACCTGCAGGATCGCCAGGACCATGAGGGCGATGCACACACACTCGGGAGTCTTGCCCTCTAGCGTCCGTGCACCCTCGGCCGCGCTCGTGAGACTCATGAGACGCCTCCGGACGGCTTGGACCGTGGCCGGGTCAATTATCGCAGGCGCCTCGCACATCGCCGCGATGAAGCGAGGAACCAGCGCGCTCGGCTTGATTGGCGCGAGAATTTTCAGAGCGTACGTTTGCTTGGAAAGGAGACGACGGACGATCTTGTTCGTGGCAGCCAATGTCACGATGTTGACATTGCAATTCGACGCGACCTCGCCTTCCGTGCGGTCGACGCCTTCCACCTTGCACGCGTAATACACCGAACTGGCCGCCGCAGCTTCGAGCGCCACGCCCCGGAAGCCTCCGGTGGCTTGTTTGGCTTTCAGCGCGTCGCTGTAAATCTCCTTGGCCGTCTCTAAGATGCCCCCGTTGAGACGCATCGTCGTCACGAACATCTCGACTTGTTTCGTGTCGGCATATGTTCGTTTCTCCTCGCGTTTCACGAAGGCAGCGGCCGACGAGTTCCGTGGCGAGGGGCGCGGGGGACCGTGGACAGGAGCAGACGCGGCGTACTCGGCAAATGTGGGCTGCTGGTAGTCGAATACCAAAGAGTCGACGACTATGCCACACACCGTGCACGTTGTGCCTTCTATATGTTCACGGAGCGCGGAAGGAGGGTGCTCACAGTCGTTGTAATACGCCATTTTGTATTTTTTTATAATAAATAATAATAAACAAGTTCGAGATGCGGCGGTTGGTAGTTGGTGGCAGGTGGCAGGCGACAGGTGGCGGCGCTTTGAAGAGGAAGAAAGTTTTTGTGCGCTTAAGGGGACGCAGCCACAATATATTAGTAAATAATAAACATGAAAATCGCAGTTATCACCGGATCGACAGGGCATCCTTTGTTATCTGAAGCTGCACGGTCCGTCCAGCTTCAGACATGGGCTGCGAATATCGAGCATTGGATTATTGTCGACGGCGCTGAATATGAGCATGCGACACGCACGATCCTCGGCAAACTTCCCATCTCTAAGGTGACGCAGCACATCCTTGTCCTTCCGAAAAACACGGGCGGATCAGGGTACGTGTGTCACCGAATCAACGGCGCAGTTCCGTGGCTCGTCGATGCCGAGTATGTGTGTTACCTCGACCAAGATAACGCATACGAGCTGGACCATATTCAGAAACTCGTCGAATCTATTCCTGACGGCGGACGATGGGCGCACTCGTTCAGGAAGATCATCGATCGCGATGGAAACGATATTTGCCTCGACTCGTGCGAATCGCTTGGCGGCGTGTGTCACACATGCATCAGCGCCCACGATCGTCTCATCGATACGAATTGCTATATTATCAACCGCGAACTCGCAATACAAATTTCGTCGTTATGGAACGTCAAGGCTCGGCAGCAGGGCGCATGCGAAGCTGATCGACAGGTGTGCGGCACGCTCCTGAGACACGAACCTCTGCACGGCATCTCTCGATCTCATAGCGTCAAGTACCGCGTCGACGGCCGCTCCGATTCGGTATCTGCATCGTTCTTCCTGAGCGGGAACGAGAAGCTCGGTGCGGGCGTCGGGGGCTACGACTTTGCGAATAAACGTGATATATACATATTCCATTTCGTTCCGAACCAGTCAGCGTTATATGTCGGCAAACCTCCTGCATCGCCCCTCGCCGAATGGTGCCCCGGCATGTGGCACGATTTATGCGACGAGTATAATTTGCTGGATGGCTATGCAAACATCGAGTACCTTCCCCTCGGCGCCGTGTGTCTCGTCGCGATGTGGCATCCCGATGCGCTGCCTTGCGATGTATTTGCAAAGCGCACCGATCTCAAGAGGATCGTGTACACTGCCGAAAGCCCCAACGTGCGTCACCAGGCCCAGTGGACGCGGGAATTCCTGTCGAAGCACTTTGATGTCGCCCTAACATGCTGGGAACCGCTCCTGCAAAATCCCGGCCCCAACTTCAAGACGATTTTCTGCCCGCACAATTCGAGGTTCTTACAGTTTCCCGACCACACCAACGAACTTCGATCGAATCGCGGCGCGTGTCGTCGCAGTGTCGGCGTCGTCCTGGAGAAACGCAATTTGCAAGGCACGTACGCGATCGACGGCATATCGCTTCGGTGCCTGGACCCTCTGCGCGAGACGTACGTGACCGGCCTTACCAATGCGACTGTGTACGGCATCGGATGGAAAGAGTTCTGTTACGAAAACCCTGCCGTGCGTCTCGGCCACGCCCTCGAAAGGTCCAAAGACCCCGAAACAAGCATCGATCATCTCCAAAAGCACGATTTTGGGTTGGTCATCGAGAATACTGATGCCTACGGCTACGTCTCCGAAAAGCTCGGCGATTGTTTGATTGCAGGAGCCATTCCTCTCTACTACGGATCGCCATCGCACCGCACGCCCCTGCCTGAACATATGTGCATCGATATCCGCCGCTTCTACGATGGCGCGGCATTACAAGACCACATCAATTCCATGACTGACGACGATATTACGAAGATGAAATATGCGATTGTCGCACACCGCGCATCGTACCTCGAATCGCGCGGTCGTCGTGTCGTTGGCCGTGCCGTTCGCGCCGCGTTGGAGACATTCATGAAGAAATGTATTCCCAATTGAGTTCATGGCAAATCAGTTTCCAGATTTTCTCGCATGCCCATAACTTCTCAGTCGATTTGAGGAGCGGGAAGTAGACAATATACTGGTCCTCTCCCAATAAAATCATGAGTTTATGTAAGACAAAGCTGTACGATAAGAAATTCGATCGCGATGGAGGGCAATGCTTTTGGAACGGTGCTTGGATTTGGATGAAGAGCGATTTGATTTTCGCTTCCAGTTCGGCAGAGAGCTGGGGTGGAGGCACGCCGTTGAGCATATTGGTAATCAACGAGCAATGCTCATAATATTTCGATAGGCCCAGCTTTTTCAGGAACATACGTACTTTCTCAGGCTTGATCTCGCCGCGAGTCAATGTCCTCTGCTTCTTGAATTCGTTCTTGACGCTTTCGATCACGGATTCTGGAATATCCGTATTTTGTTTTGCTTGTAAAGTACTCAACCATTCCGATAAATGGTTCAGTCTCTTGTAAGAGTACGAGCTGACGCTGTTCATGTTGATTTCTTCAGTGTACGATAAATTTTGCGTCGAGTAGTATGAATGCGGTTTGCTGATGCCGCATTCGATACATACGAGCATTGACTCGCGCGAATCAAATACGCATTTCGATCCACATTCACATAATTCCATATTATCGGAATTTGTCGCGCGTTTCTCTTTTGATGCATGTGCCAGCTGGCCGCTTTTCGTCATCGTTGCAACTGACGGATCGGTATTGTGTTCGACGTGCTTCAGGTATTCGTGAAAAACATCGTTATGACGCGTTTCGCCTGTCACCTCGACGAAATTATCGAGGATATGTTTCTGCGCGCCAATGCATTTATCTGTATCTTCCAGAGGATCGACATCGGTTTTCGAGTAATCGCGAATAAACGGCGTCGTGTTGAGGAGATACTCGATCTGAGCTTCGTCGGCTTTGCGAGCCTTCTCGTATTCAAGTTGCGCCTTCGACAGCTCATCTTTGGCTCTGAAATATGAGTTTGGGTCCGTACTGATATCGCAATTTTCAAGTATTTCACGCGCCTCGGCAACTCGCCGTTTGAAGAGCGGTACCTGATCCTTGAGCGTATCGAATTCCTGGAGTCGCTGTTTGACGACAGTTTCTAAATTCAACATAATAATAATAATTGCAAACTCGCTCTGGCTTAAGCGGATAATTAATGTCACTTAAGGCTGAGTGAATAACATTATTATTACTAATATGATGGGTCTGATTGGCACCACGCTTTACGAAATATGTGCGGCATGCGGACTCGCGCTGCATCGCGTCTACTTGTTTATTACCGCTTATGCACGCCTCCACTTTGAGCGATTCCCTCCACCGTCATACAAGTCAAATACACCTCCCGGATCCCCCTGGAAAATAACCAAAGTCCTCGCGTTCTCCGAGGATGATGATGAAGATGATCTATTAGGCAACGTCCCTGATTTCGCCGACATCACCGAATGGTTTTCATTCGAAAAATGGGAAACCGACGTCATGATGGTGTTCCCAGAATGGACGAAGTGGAAGATTGAGGTTCGGTACACGCACAATGGCGAGAAGCTTCGGCACATTATCCGGCCCGGTGACTCAATGGACTGGCCTCTTTCACCAGATACGACCGAACATGAACACAAACTCCACGAATTGACAAAAAAACCGTCTGGCATATTATCGGCCTCGCTCGTCCCGCGTCCCGGTATCGATGGCGCGAAAGAAGTCAATATCACGAACCGTTTGAGGAAGTATGCCGGCGTGACGCGCGATTTTGAAACGTCGAACGAGATCCGCGCGCATGATATATTTCCCGTCGATGACAATGTGCATTCGGCCGAACGTTTCGATGCGATCCGAATTATCAAAACGCACCCAGTCGATGTCGTGCGTGTTGAGAACGTCAATTTCGCCGAGAACGGGTCGATCGCCGAGAAAAAAAAAGACGAGTAGGTCATAGAGACATCATGCGCGCTGTTCTCCTGGCCGCAGCGTGTATATGTGCATTTGCAATTCTCGTCGCGATGATGATGAAGAAGGAGACGTACTCGCCGCGCGATGGCGAAGCGGCTCTCGTATGTTACTGGGCACCGCCGCCTCCGCCGATGTCGTACGCGACGCGCCAAGACCCAAGCGGCCTCGCGATGCCTTCGAGGACGACCTACTCCAAAATTACAAACTCGGAAATGACAGCATCTCCTGCACCGTCAAATATCACGGCGGCTCCCGCAGGACCATCATCTGTAAACGATGCCCGTCCGATGCCAGTTGCAATCCGCGTCCAGAAAATGCTCGAAGCAAAACGCCTCGAATCGCTCCAGGAACCGCTCTCTGTCCCGCCGCCATACTCGACATCAACAGTATCTCCAGGCATGCAGAATATCGGCGTGAGTCCGATCCCTCTGCCGCCTACCGTACCCCCCACAACGAAAATCCCATCATTGCTCGATCCCGTCATTGGCATCACATCGACGCCGCAGCCGCAAACCACTGCGCCACCAGCATTCACGCCACCCGCCACAGCACTCCCATCGTTCTCACCAACTCCGTTGATCAACTGATTAGCTAGCGCTTCAATCTTTTGAATCCCGATTTCACCGATTTTTTAGTTTGATAAGCTAATGTATCAGTTTCAGATAAGAGGCATTTCGAGAATACCGGCAGCGGATATTTTGCGTCCTGAGAGAACAGCACTGGAACTTTATACATGAACGACCCATCATGGAGCTTCCCTCGCCAATTGTCAGGTTCCGATAAACGCGAGAGACGTTCCTCTACAACTCCAAGGACTCCTTCAACTATATCGAAACGAACTTGATTAGATATTTTTTTATTCGTCGCCTTTTTGATTGATTCACGCCTGCCGCTTTCCACAGCTTTATCGAGTGCCTTTTGTGCTGCATCAAGGTTCATCTTTGCGGCTGCCAGTTTCTTTTCCCCCTTGATTTGATCATTTTCAAATTTAGTCTTTAGTGCCTTCCATGCAATATGTGCATCGTCTACTTGAGCGGGCGTGAGTGGCAAATCGCATGCATTGGGGCCGCGGGTGTACTTCAGCTTGGGGTGCGAATAGAATGGGATAGCATCGATCATGCTGTGCAATATAATGTGACTCGCTTTGCGGTGCTTCGCGTCCGATTCGGCATACTTTAAGAGCGGCAATCCATGACCTTTGTTTGTGCATACATATTCAATACAGACCACAGGACTGGCGGGAGGTTTGCAATCTACCGTGCAGAACATTGCCGAGACGGCATGTTCTCGTTGATACACAATGACGGCGTACCTCAATTTATTGACCCACCCAGTCACCCCCCTTTTAATCGATGTGAGCCACACCTTCATCTCATCGATCATCCCACTACAGAATGCCCTGCCGTTCGCGTGGGGCGGGCGGTTCATCCCGAGATTTCCTAGTAGCGCATCGAATTTGCCCGCAACTAGCCATTCCTTAAAATTGTCGCCTTTGATGACTTTCACCGATACGATTGACGGTCCGGTGTGGATAATACCTAATTCACGTTCGAGATGTTTGCGTGGAGTCATATTGGCATTCGGTCCAGCGCCATTGGTACGAGAGTTTTGGGAGCCATTGGTACGAACGTGACCAGCGCGTGCCGCCGGCCTTTGTTGATGAGGCGGTTGAGGTCGCGATGATGCACCATCCCGGACATAAGGCGTCACTGCAGCAAGAGGTGGACTTGTCGATGGCTTTTTATTTTTGTTATTTTTATGGGTATTTTCGAATATGACTCGCCGTTGATCGTCGCTATGATACGCGAGCTTGATCGCCAGCAAGTACGCTTCATCATGCTTGATATTTGTACCTGATGAATTCTTGATGTGGAGATGCTGGATCATTTGATAAAACATCGGTGCATTCTTCATTATATTACTCGTGCTCTGTACAAATCCATGCGTCAATTCCACGAGCTCTGTCATTTTAGGAATGGCACGTGCAGCCACCATATCTCGGAGCATTTTTAGACATTTTCCAATTGACATGTCAGGTTTGAAATACGTCTGTAACCAAAGACGGAATCTATGGACTTGGACCTCGTGTGGTACATCAGCCATATGCCTTACAAACTGCTACTACTTTCCAGCACGTAAAAAAAAATACACTTAAGCAGAGACATCGAGCCATCATGTTTGAAATACGCGATGCCGTCTTTTTTTCCTGCGCATCTCATTTCGCGTCTTCCTCTCACAGTTCCCGATCTCGTGAAATTGGGAGCTACATGTTCGCACTTCTACGCCGCGGTATTCGAATGCATTTCACGTCGATCCGATATCCGTATGCCGATCGGTGTATGTCGATCTGAGCTGGTGAAAGATGTATGGGATACATTGACGGCTCTTGAGATATTCCTCGAAACGACCACATGCATCCAGCCGACACGGGTGATAGATCCTCTTCCGCGCCGCCTCGATACGCTCAGACGTCTGCATCTCGACTCCATAAACCTCCCGCCCGATGCCGCATCTTTCTGGACGCATATATTCGAGATGGCACCGGCTCTCGATAGCGTGCATCTCGTGATCGTGACGTACCCTAAACGGAGATTCGTCACCGAAGCACATGTCAACGAGCTCGTACGCATCGGCGCGCCGCGACTCGCCGAATTACATATATCTGAGGCTGGCCCCATAATACTGGGAAGCCTCGGTCCCGGAAATCACGTGCACCGCATCGAATCTGAGACGCTACGTACGCTTCGTATCGAAGGCATGCCATTGACCTGCACTATCGACGCGCCCGTGACATCTGTCGCACTCGAAGAAGTCGTGCATGGACAGACTGGCGGACTCGTGTGCCTTGGTTCCCGGAGTTACGAAACGCTCATCGACCTGAAAATGAATATCCATCATCATACGTACGACATACAACGACTTCGAAGATTCAAGAACCTTATAACGGTCTGCATCACGTTATATGCAGACATCGCCGCCGCCATCACGCTGCTCGGCGAAGTCTCGAATAAACTCGCAGGGACATCCGTCCAAGAACTCGAAATACGTTTCCAAAATGGCGGATACCATGGAGTATCGTGGATACCCCAACCGGCCGTCACGTTCAACAACGTCTTTCGTGGCCTTGCGAATCTCCGGACCTTTCGTATGCGTTTCGACTCGACGCCGGTATGGATGACGGATTTCGTGTGTGCTGTCGAAGCGCCGTCTTTAGCCAATATATATTTGGAGAGCGACGACTTCCGGTTGCATAGCAATGACGCGTGGACGAGGCACTACGGATTGCAATCAGGCACGCTGGACGCGTCGAGACTGCGTTCGTATTTGGAGCATCATCCCACACTCCGCATCTCGACGAAAAATATCGCGCATTCTTAATTAATTAGTAGTTACAGTAAGGTATACGAAAGGTACAAAAGACCGACGTGAACGGCATTCTCGACTCCAGCAGCGAGCATATGTATCACTGCGTCCATGCTCGTCGTGGTGTCAGCGCTACACGAGCCGTGCATTGTCGCAAAATCTCCGTGAATTCCTTGCGCAACGCTCGCGATCAAGAAACCAGGCCAGCGTCTCGTTTTCGCGAGTCGATGCATGGCTCGTGCACGCATAGGAACTGACGGTATATGACGCGATGTCCCCTTCATTTTTTATTTTTATTATTATGTTGAATTCGAAACCTTAAGTGTCTTAAGAGTCACGACCGCCGCTTTGCTGCCGGCGCTTTCCCTTTCTTTTTGAGTTTGACTGCCGGGCGAGACTTCGAGAAGATCGAGTGGAGATCAGAGTGCGATTCCTTCTTCTGTGAGGGCATCGTATGGACACTCTCTTGAACCTCGGCTTGTGGAGGAATGAACGCCTCGATGACGGAATCTGGGAGGTGGTACCATACGCTCGAAAACGTCGAGCATGCCTCTTCCTTCCGGCAGTAGCACCGCTGATTGACTCCGCGTCGTGTAATGCAGAAGTATACTGTGGAAGTCCGATGTTCCCTGTCGACACATTGGCAGAATCTCGATGACGAACGAAGAAAAAACGCGTGCTCCATCTTGAACGCGCCGACAAAGCGCTGCGTCTCGTAGCATGCGGGAAGTGCAGCCTGGACGAGGGGCAGCGCCTCCGCAAACGCCTCTAAACGAACCGAAGATCCTTGGCCCTTGTTCTTGCCGATTGCGTACGCCACTTCATCGGCGAGTTGCTCTATGCCGTTGCGGCACGGCGTCAGAGGCTGATCGAACGTCCGCAGCGACAGTTCATGAATGAACGCGCGCTTCTCCGTGGCGGTGATTTCCTCGATGATGCACGTCCCTTTGGCATCGACGTAGCGCACGGGGACGTACGGTCTCCCTTCGGCGCCTTTGTCGCTGTACACCATTCGCAGGCCATTAGATTTGAAGACGCACGCATCGAGAATATCTTGCCACGAATTGACGAGCGAAGGGCACGATGCGTGTAAGAGTTCTATTGCGTGCGCCCTGAAAGCGAGGGCTATGGGACAATTGACGAATATCGTAGGCCATACGAGGTGGAAGCCGTGCTTGGTACCGTTGTCGAGAGTCTTTGGCGGCGCAGCGCACACAACGAGACGAGGTGTGTCAGGCAAGATCCAGAAGTCCATTGCCGCTTTATTTAAGATATCGAACGCCAGGTGCAGCGTATCGACATCCTGTGACGTGGCGACCAGCGCATCGACATCAAAGAACAATTTAAAAATAGACGTTTTCAGCTCGACGCAGCACACTTTCTCGCCGCGGAGAAGAGCGTTGGTATACGAGTTGAGAAATACGCCAGCCATAGTATCGGGCACAGCAGCTCGGCCTTGATCTAGGAATAAATGCGTTGCGGGCGGCTGTTCCCGCGTGGATCCAGCTCGCATCATCCATTGCTTTGCTGCGAGCTCGTCCTTGAACGTGCCCATCAATCGGTGCGATGGTGGCTCTCTAAATCATAACTCAGAATTAATTCCAATCCTTTTGGCCTCGTGCATCTCCCTTAAGAGTGACAAAAATAAAAAAGAAAGAAAGAAAAAAAGAAACAACATGCCACGTCACCACGGGACCACGGAGCAACTGAACTCGATCGCGTGCCCTCTTAACATTCAGAAATGACAAACATAATAATAAATAAGAATACAAGGCGTGATGAGTCGATACTCTGAGACCACGCTGCTTGGCGAGGGCACGTATGGAGAAGTCTACAAGGCGCGCGATACGACGCAGGCGGGCCGCCTCGTAGCAATCAAACGCATCAAGACCTCGTGCAACGATGTGATGGGATTGCCGTCGTTGACTGTGCGTGAGGTATCTGTTCTGAAAGAGCTGCACCATGAAAATGTTGTTCGTCTGGAAGATATCGCGATCAACCCGGCACGCACGACGATCTCGCTCGTTTTTGAGTATTTAGATACCGACCTCGCTCGCCACATCCGCGAGAAACGAGAATGGTGCAGATCGAACGTCATGAAATATACGTACCAGATTCTCTCCGGGCTCGCCTATTGCCACTCCCACAATATCCTTCATCGCGACATCAAGCCTGCCAACATCCTCGTCGACCGCATGACCGATACATTGAAGCTGGCGGATTTCGGATTAGCGCGATCCAACAATATCCCCATTCGCGAGTTGACGCACGAAGTCATTACGTTATGGTACCGCCCTCCCGAGATCTTGCTGGGCGCCAAGATGTACGATGCATCTGCCGATATCTGGTCGGTCGGGTGCATTTTCGCAGAGCTGGCGCGTGGCGTCAACGGCTTTTTAGGTGGCAATTCTGACATCGATCAACTACACAAGATATTCAAAGTATTGGGCACGCCCGCCCCTTCCCTAGCCATCACGAAACTACGCGATTACAAGAGATTGAAGTTCGCGCCGAGCGTCCCGTGCGACATGGCCGCCCTCACGCGTCTTCCAGCGTGCGGCGTCGACCTCATCAAACGAATGCTGCATTACGACCCTGCACGCCGCATCACTGCTGCCGACGCATTACGTCACCCATACTTTCTAGAAATGCATATGCCCGCACCGCGCCGCCCCGCTCCGACCAAGCCGGTTCCGGAACCGCCCGCGCCGCCAGCAAAACGTTCGCGACACATCTGATTTAAACACGCTTAAGTAAAGATGTGTTGCACAAAATGTAATAAACAATAAACAATAATCACAGCCATGAGGACCCGCGTGCGATGCGTCTCCTTCTCGACGATGACTCTTCCGAAAAACATGACCATACCGCCACAACCGCCGCCGATCGATTTATTTGGATATTCTGAATGTTGTTTCCGCGCAACGTGCCTCATCCGCAGCTCGAAAAAAATAGCTGACCAAGTCCGCGTTGTCGGCTACAATACGACGCCTCGGATCGCGAACGATACCGAGCGAGCATGCAAGGTCGTCGCGAACCAGAACGCATCGTGGACATGCTCGCCTGCATCGCTTGTCATGCTTCCTTCGAGCGACAAAACATGTTCCGGTCAAATGTATTTCCACATCGGCGCAAAAACGAAACGGATAGTTTAATAAAAACGCACCTTTAAGCACGCGGTTGATATGTAAACAACAAATAACAACAAATAACAACAAATATGGATATTGACGAGCGTGATGCTACGCCTCGAACGCAATCGTACTCCAAAGCCTCGCCGTCGGCTGGACACACAAACGAAAAAAACGATACCGATACACCAGCCGCAGCTGGACATGCAAACGAAAACAACAATGTCGACAATACGCCTGCACCGGATTCCACCGATTCCATCGACGTCTCGACGATGTTCATCAAGAATGCTCAGAACTTCGCGGCCGCGCTGCGTCGACTCAATGCACACAACGATGCGATACTCTTCTGGAACGCCGCTCGAGATTTGAAGTTGATGATCCGGGCCGATTTGAGCGAGGAAGATGACGATTGGATGACGTTCGATTTTGTTCTTGTGTACGATGCAGAGTCCGACAGGTCAGGGACGCGATTCGAGATGATGGATTTGGAGCATGACGGGTATTACGACGACGACGAGGATCTCTTCTTCATCGACGATTTCAGGATGCCGAAACATCCTTCGTTCGATAACGAGGATATGATCAAGGCCATGAACCTCATTAATAAATTTTATATGACCAGGGTGTGTCCATGCTCGAAATATCTTATCAAGAATGGCGAGTCGTCGTGCACATATTGTCTTCTTACAGCCGACGCGAAAGACGCCATGGAATTCTCGTGTCCGATATGTCTCGACAAAATATTCGGGTGTCATGCGGTATGTCAGCCGTGCTGTTCGATGCATTTACACCGCGGATGCCTCGATACATGGTCGAACCAATCCATGAAAAGTGCGCGGCAATGCCCCTTATGTCGCGCGTGAAATGTCGCGTGAAAAAAAATATCTGTGTAATGTATATAAAATGTTCGGTCTCATTCTTACATTGATTGCTGCGCTCGCCATCGCACTCGCTTCGTTCCGGATTGGCGCTGCTCAATGCACAACGGACGCCGACGCGCGCGACACGACCGTGAACACATCGATCGTTCTCATCGCCCTTGGAGTCATGACGCTGATGTGCGGCGTCCTGTCGATGCTCTCGAAAAGTTTCAATCCGTTTGATGTCTTCACATCTGGCGGCGGCGGCGGGGGCAGCAGCAGCACGATCATTTAAATTAAACGCCGCTGGGGCCTGCGCCATCCGTAGGAGGCGGAGGAATGATTTCGGACGGGAGAAGGTTGGCGTCGAGGCCCTGCTCCATGACGGCCTTCTTGCGTTCCTGGAAATGGACCTTCGCCTGCTCGTGGTTCTCCTTGTATTCCTTGACCATATTCGAGAGGAACTCTTCCTGGTACTCGTGGTCCTCGGTGTCGTCGGGGTTGGGAGGGACCGCGAGCCACTTGTACATATCCACCAACCAAATATCGAACAGATTATCCATCCGCATCAGTTTCTTGATGTGTGCCTGCGCCTCGGGACGAGTGCCGAAAACGCCGCGGATCTTGAGTCCGATCTTGTCGTGTGCCGTGCGCTGGTTGCCAGTCTTGGTGACGAACGAGATCAGCGCGAACGCCTGCCCCGGGACCGTGACGATATCTTCGTCGAGGTAATCGACTTCGATAGGGGCCTTCTTTGCATCTGAGCCATCGACGACGGGGGGAATCTGTGAATCCGACATTGTTATTTGTATATCAAAAACGGATTTCCCGTGTCCTTAAGGGTCACTTATTTTTTATGCATTGGTCATGTGAAAAGAGTTGAGAGGAGGGTGCGGAGTGATACGAGCTAACTGTGAACGCATCGAAGCCATAGCATTCCAGAAACGTCCTTGTGCAGATACAGGTCGCTGAAGGCGTGTTCTGGAAAAACGTTCCTTTATCATGTTGATTTGGTTCCGCGTCATGGGGAGAGCGGTGTGAGGAACTATCGGAACGCGTAAGGAATGTTCAGATTGCCTCACCCATTCAAGCAACGCACGACCATCGTAGAATTTGTTGGATACGCGCACGGCATGCTGTCGCGGGATCTTATCAAGCGTGATGAAATTCCTCGTATTCTTCCCATTATAGTTTGTCACGTACGCGCTCACGGTCTTTCGCGGCATCGGTATGATATCGGTACATATTATTTTCGTTACACTTTATATGCAACTGCGGCCAAATTATTTCTTCTTAGTTTGCATTTTTGACGGTGCCGCCAACGAAGCGAATTTTGTTCCCGGCACGCTCTTGATGGTTTGAAGAATGTGTCGTTTGCCAGGAGGGCGGTTCATAGGAAGAAACGGATTAGTTTGGTATCTGACAACATGGGCCTTCAGGCGTTTTCCAGCGATGCGCGCCGCAGCCCACCTGTGGTGTCCATTCACAACAAGCATCTGATTGCCGATTTCAGCAACGAGTAGTGGAGCATTTGTCGAATCGAGATCACCATTCAACATAGCCCCGGCCATTCCTACGACCTTTGTTGTCAAGAGCTCGGTCTGGAGCGGTTGTAACGATGCCGCATTGAGGTTCACAGTATTCTTGCCGATCCAGTACTGTGTTCCCTTGAGATGTGTGCGGAGCGCTGCCATCCCTGCATTCCCAAGGTTCACTTGAGGCATATTCTTACGAGGAAAAATGCCAGTCTTGCATAGAGTACGATCGAGCTTGCATAGATCCCCAGCCAGGCCCAAGATATTCATCTGCTCTAATTTAGTTGGAGAAGATGCCAGACCTGCGAGGTACGCCGCGACTTCTTCATTTTCTAGAGCGCCCTGCACTGCTCGTAAATCCGTTTTGGTCATAGTCTTCACACCATCTTTTGCCAATTGCAGCATCTTCTCATTTGTCTGAACCTGACGTTTGAGGCCCCGCACATTGAGTGATTGACGTATGGCAATGATAGAAATCGTTGCAAGAAGGAGCGCATACACAATCTGGTACCGGTTCTTGTATGCCTTGGTTTTGATCGTTCGCCCCGCACGCACGATCGATGATTTCCATTTTCTCCACGTGCTTTGCATGCTCTGCACCTTGGCCCTCAGTTTTGGACGTGGCGTTGCGGAGTACATGGGAAGAACCATATCTTCGTCCATCAACGGCCGTGCAGGCATGTTGACATATGTGCCTAAAATAATCTTCCGTCGGTCATGAGCCGTTGTGAGCTCTCCAATCTGGGTTTGTGAGGGCTCAAAACAGTTGAAAGAAACCTATCAAAAGTAAATGCTGTACACAAAACATATATAATCACGTGCTTTTGACTAGCGGAGTGGGTCGCTCCAGCTCGAGTCTTTACATTCCACCGAGCAGTTTTTTACATTCTTTTACATTCTGTTGTGAATCCACGCCGCAGCGCCTAATGCGACGTCGATTCCTAGCACGAGACTCGCTGCATCGCTGTTTTTCTTGAAGGCGTAATATGCGAATGTCGTATACAATAGCGCATGCACGGGGCGCAAAGAATCCCACCAGATATCTTGGCCCATAGTCTCTGGTCCTGTTTCCCTGAGACCGCCAACGTATATAATGAGGAATCCAAGCGCGATGACCAATGCGAGAGCGCCCATGTACGGCAAGAGGTCAGGGTACGTCTTCGCGAGATATACGAATCCAAGACGCGTCCCAATACATCCGATCCAGAAGAGGAGCGCGCGTTTCTGGAGATCCGTGAGCATATGAAATACGTGAATAAATTTATTTCGCGTGTTTAGTTATATAAAAGAATGGCGTCGTTGGGAACATTTCAGCGACCTGGTCTTCTCGATCGACATGTTCGAGCTGTCTGCATAAACCCTTTCGTTGCGCGCGTCAATCAGACTCGTCGCCGCGTCGCATCTCGAGCTCTAGGAACCGCCGCGAGTCTCACGAGTCCCGCAAATGGTATGCGTCCTGCCACACACCGCATCGCATCACCACGCATCGTGAATCCACTTCCCGCGCCGAAAACGAGAATGATTGTTATTTATGGTTTTGGATGCGACAAAAATATGAGCTCCACGAAAAAGCGGCACGCTCAGCTTCTACGAAATATGAACCGGACGAAAATATCCGAGATCGATGTCATGTGCAATACCACCGAGCCGCAAAGCATGACATTTGATATTTGGCGTCGACTTCTCTTGAGCAAACGGATTCTCGAACCTACGAAGTTTGTTTTGCAAGTTATGGATGCGGTGTGTCAAGCGCTGCGCCGCGGCGAAGAAGTCATTCTCGTAGGTCATTCGTACGGCGGATCTGTCGCATCGCGAATTGCCATGTTCATTGGAACTGCACTTGGTGGATCGTGCTCGGCGAAAAAAACTTTCAACCGCCGCATCTTATCTAAATTACGCGTCGTGACGTTCGGAAGCATATTTATCCCTCCACCTGAAGCGACGCGCGGAATCAAAGTCAACCATTATATTTATTCGAACGATATTGCCGCATTTTGCCATAAAAAGAACCGGCGATGCGAATTCGTCAAGGTGATGACTCCTCGTCCGGGATTCGGCCCGATCAAATCGCACGTTAATTACGATCGCCTCGTCACGTCAATCGCACAGACTGCTTCTATAAATAACGCTGCCATGAATCACGCGCGCCGTATGAATCTGGTACGTGTCTAGACTTCAGAGACATTTATTTGCGGTGATAGTATCAAGAATGCATCCATCGTTCCAGATCGTATCGGGAATTCTTATTGGAGACTTTATGGTTGCGTTTTTCCATTGGCTCGAAGATACGTATTTGCCTTGGACCGATGCGCCGGGATGGGTTGGCGATATCGCGCGAGACAATGAAATGCACCACTTCATACCATTCGGAATCGTGAGTGGTTCGACGTGGAAGACTGCGAATGTGACGGGACCATTGTCGCTCATATTGGGCGCGGTTGTATACATACTCGCTCCGCAATGGACTCGTTCGCACTTGCCACTCGTATTCACAATGATGATTGTCGGCGCCATTTCAAATGCAGTCCACAAGTATATACACGAGCGTCCATGCACGCGTCCCCGCATAATCACATGGCTGCAAGATGCCGGCATACTCATTTCGAGTCAACAGCATGCGGAGCATCATACCATAGCAGACAAAAAGTATGGCGTCATCCTCAACTTCACAAATTCTGTATACGACACGCTTCATGTATGGCGAATTCTCGAGGCGATTCTTCCGATTGAACCTGCGAGGAAACGACCAATTTCCGAGTACACGGCTCTTTACGATACCAATCTCACGGAAAATATGAAGAAACCGTGTCCGCAAATTATATCTCAGAAAAATCTTGACAACTATATGTCTACACTGCATCGCGAATACAATACACGCAATACCATACCAGCATCGCCGGAATCAGCTGGAATCAAATGACATTGTTGCGTAGCATGTCTGCAATGTAGAATTCATACGAATAAAATCCACGCGTATGTAAGACATCATGATCTTACATATTTTATGGGGCATATTCATTTTGGTCTTGCTGATTGCATTTATCGTCTATGCATACATGACGAACAAGCCCAACGGCACCGATGTCTCGACATTTGCCGCATACAAATCGATATCTCCAGTTGATCATGCCGCGCTCGTCAAAGCCGTCGATGCTTTTTATTCTGAACGCGTCCGACCAAACCCCGATATACAAATCTTGGCCTCTCACCTTGAGACGTTTATGAAACATGGCCGAGAACTCCAAATGAGGCAGCCGACGAGCATCGTGGATGAGGCGACATTGGAACGAGCTATTAAGGATACCGAAAGGGCTATGCAAGATCATATGCAACGCTTACGACGCGGCGACTCGGCATTCCAATTCCCGAAACCTTTATCGGATTATTTCTACGGCACGGCATATAAAGCTGCGACGTGACACTTAAGCGGATTTCTCAACAACAACACAACATATCAAAATGTGTTTGGCATGGTTTGATATTCCGAGCGGCGAGTCTATATCGAAGTTCAAGGATCTCGTTCTGAGTAACGGCGCATTGTACGAAGGAAGTGGCACCGATTTGCACAATGGACACATCGAAGGATTTGTTGTTTTTTCAAGTAGGAAATCGATGGAATCATTCGCAAAACGCGCTCTGAAGATGGATTTTGAACTCGTTGGATCGGTCGATTAAGATTCAAGTGACTGAATCTCAATAAATAAACCATTTCGTTTTTTGTGTAGATCAATATTCAAATGATATATGTAAAATTGCGAAATTCACACGACGCATTCTTCGGCGCCGCAGCATCTTTGGTACTCCCTCCAAAAAACGTTGCAAAAGCAATGCCTTCCACCAAACATTTCTTAGAAGTTCGCCACACAAAAGGCAATTTCGTCACTTTGCCATTAATGCCGAGCTCGAGGACGCCGTCCTTTGCGCCTGGATCGTTCATTTTAAGATGCAGATGCACGTCGTTCCACGCGCCACGCTTGAATGTTCCAGCGGTACCGTCGCGCCACACATGCGTTCCTTTTGTCGTATGCTGGACGACATTGGCGAATGCGGGTCCTTCAACCTTATCCAGGATATGACGGTCGTCTTTCCCGCCACATACCTGGAGCGGGACGTAGACATATGCGACAGCAGCGCCGCCCTGCTTGAAGACGATGCGCGCCGATCCACAATCATCGGACCAGTTACCGCCACTTGCGCCGACGCCACCCACATAGAGACCTGGCAACTTCCCACCTTCTTTCCAGTCAAAATGTTCATTAAAGAAGACTTGGTACGATAATGTGCACTCGGCCGCCGGGAACTTGGCTGGCTGTGCATGGAACGTCACTCCAGAATCGCTGCCCACTTCGCCTTCAATGTAATCCACGCGCAATGATCCATCTTTCGCAGTAATCTTGCCGCCGCCGCTGCACCGCCCGATCATACTCCACGGCGCCGATGTCGTTGGTACTTTTAGCGTCGACAATTGCAAAGACGGCATATAATATAACGACATTGTTTTTTTTCCATTATCGGTCGATCAACGCCACGCGAGACCGAGGTTGGCAGGGCAGTTCACTTTCAGTGTGAGCTGTTACGAGCCGTTACGAGCCGAATCACGATCAAGGTGACGAACAAATAAAATCACCGTTTCATCGGAACTCGTCGTACAGACGTTGCCGTGAATTCGGATCTGTCGAATGGATGACGCGCCGTGCCACTGCCACGACGAAGGAGTTCAGCGAGCGTTTTCCTATGGTATACGCGAACGATCTTCTTGTTCGGACGCTGATTGCTGCCTCGCACGTACACGCCGCGGGAGCTGTTGACTTCGTTGAAAGCGATCGCGTTCTTGTACGATGCGTTCGATACCATGCTTGCAGCGCGCGAGTTGCCTGATACCGCACGTGGGACATTCGATGTTGTGCCGCTGAGACCGCCGTGCGCAGATTTCGAGTTTGAGTTTGAGTTCGAGTTTGAGTTGCTACGATATATTATAGGTATCTCGTAAACCCACGATGGAGTCGTGACGCGGCCATAGAACAGCGCCTTGTTCATCTCGCGGCGCATTTTCAGAAGTCGCACAGATTCCGCACGATTCCCGCCACCCAAGGCGATTGCGGCGCTTTGTTCGTAGAAACTGAACGCATCGGAGATGACGTACCGCGTACTCGTACTCGTTCGTTGATCTCGACGTATATCTCTAGCGACCAGGAACCGCACGATCCGAGGCGTGCTTTGAGTGATCGCCATGAACAACAACGAATCAATTGGTCGTTCAGGCACGCTTGTTTGGAACCTTAGCGCGCCGGCATCGACAAGTATTTTGACCGTTTCAAAGTACCGATCTTGAATTGCACGTGGTTCCTTCCAAATCGGCACGGGCCTCGGACGGAGCATGGCACACAAAGCACTTCTTGCATTTGGCCACAACTCGCCGATTCGCAACCCGCGGAGTTTATCGAGAATGAGCCTGACGATACCCGGCTTCCCGAGTCGAGACGCGCGATTCAACCACCGACTAAGAACTCGATATGGGACGTTTCCTCGAAGGCGCGAACGCAATTGCCGATCAGAGATATTGTTCAGATTATTCGAATTTGAATCCATTGTGTAATATAATATATATAATATATAAATCCACAATGGAGAGATATCGTGCGTGATGATCGATATGTGTTTACATTGCGTGCGATGTATCACGACGCAAAATTGAGACCTAGCGTCTTTTCCAATAAACTCTGCTGGATTTGTTTCTTGGGTTTCGGGCGTCGCAGACGAAGTGTTTCGATCGGGGCCGTCGACGTGCCGAGATCGACCGATTCCGATAAGTCTTGGGACGGAAGCGCAGCGTGGCGTCTAATTTCACCAGCGCGCTGTTCAGATACAACGAGACACAGCGGCACCATTTTTGGCGGCATCACATCGTACGCGATCGTCTCGGATTTTGAACGGAACTCTTCCAGAGGCATCATACCTCCGAATTCCGACATCATGAATCGAGGCGGAGCAGCTACGATACGCGCCATGCGTCCCGTTATCTTTTTATAAAACAATGAAATCACATTGGCGTCTATGCCCCGACTCGTATGTGCTGGCGTGTTATCTCTAGAATATGCTTTGAGACAATTCCAACTACAGAAATTGCCTCGAACTTTGAAAATATCCGTTCGCTCATCGTACCATACTGGCATGGGAATTGGCGGCGTATCGAATTTGTGCGCGCAATGCCAACACAGAATTTTCGTTGATGCAGGCCACTTTGTACCAATATGTTGCCAATCTGGCATGGAACATTCAGGTGCGATGCGCACTGTATGATGTGTCCCTTCAAGTGCATTTTTCTTCACGATGACAATCGATCCGCACGAAGGCATGCAATTCCCATATTCTGTGTGCTTAAGCGCAATTAAATTAATTAAAAAAGAAACGTCCGCTTAAGTGTTGGCGTTTCGTGTTATCAGCAATACGATGTCCGAATCTGAACCTCCTCTCGAGACGCTGTTCCTGGAGCAAGCGCGTCTTCAAATCAAATTACGTAAACGTTTCCGCGTCGAGCGCACAGACCCAAATGCGCGTTATTATACGTACGCCCTCCTCCTCCAAAACGAGTGCGTGTATGTAGGAAGCACGAACTGTCTCTACATGCGTCTCATGGAACATTTACACGAGACGGCCATGTCCGCACAATGGGTGAGGGAGCACGGCCCCGTCATCCGAGTTCTCGAAGTCTCGAAGAATTGCAAGGGCGTCGATGAGGCTTATAAAACTCTCGAATATATGACAATGTTTGGGTGGGAAAGCGTTCGTGGTGCCGGGTGGGCGAGGGTTGATATGCGCGGCCCTCCTGCCGCGCTCCATGAGTTTGTGCGCACTCGTACGGATTTCGAGTATTTGGGCCGCAAAGAAATCGACGAGGCCATCGCGATTGCACGTGACCTCGCGAGCGATATGGCATCTGATGTGTAATGTGTAATGTGAGATATTACACATTCTCAGAAGTGGTTTCGAAAGGGGCCCGCCTCTGCGCCATGGACATCGACGACCCGGCAGGTTGCATGCCATCATCTACAGTATCGCCACCATCACCACCATCGACGAGCGCGAGTTGCGGCATGGGAGTTATGCCAGCCATGCGGAGCAGCGCATTGAGTTCTGTTGTCCGTTCGCGGCTTTCCTTGGCACTGTAATTTGCAAATAGAAGAAGAGTCAATGAGAGCGTTCCGAGACACCCAGCCCCAAACGCGACCCATTTGATTGTATCTCCATTATCAGAAATTGGGATTGAGCTCGCAGTGAAAGCCGCTACGGATGCAAAGCCAGATATGATTTTTGCCGTCGCTTCGAACAGATCTCTCGAAGCTTTCCAGCGGTGGCGTCCACGAACAAGATCCGAGACTTCTTCTTCGTAGGCGGGATTCACGATCTCACGGATTCTCGCTACTGACGAGGCCCGCAGCGGCATCGCGTAAATCCTGCTTTTCCTTCATATCCTTGAGCTTAAGCGCATGTTCCGCCCTCTCTTTGAGGAACATTGCGGCATCCTCGTAATATTTCTTGATTGCTTTGCGTAGCATCTCGTCGTGACTCGCGACTTCCTCGATCTGTTCGATCGTGTCGCAATCCTGGAGATAATAGACGACGTTGGAGGCCGTGTACCGCTTGCTACGCTCCACTTGGGCCTTGGGTGGGAGACGACCTTTGGGAAACCCATTCTTCTTCTTCCCAGGCGCATTGGGATCTTGCTTGTACATGTGGGCATACGCCTGGGCCTGGAGGAGCGCGTCTGCGAGATCGTCGCGTTTCGGCGAGTTGGCGAACAGGTCCTTGATGGCGTGCGACTGTGTGGCAGCAAACCCTTCTGCCGTCCTGACCGACAACTTCTTGCGCTTGACATATGTCCATCCGTCGCCAGTTGTCGGTGGCCAGTGTGGCGTCGTTGCAGCAAACTTCAGCTTGCATGTGGCGTGAAGGGTCGTCAGGGGAACGTTCTGAATCGCAAATATCATTTCAATCCACGCTTCGAGACGAAGCATCATCGAGTTCTTGGGAGGTTGCTGCTCGACGACAACTTCATCGAATTGTTTGCCGCGAGTCAGCGCTGCGATCGTCGCTGCAAATTGCGCGGGATCTGTTGGGGCGGGGACCAGCGACCACGAGAGGATTTCATCTTGGCTTCCCTTGGGACACGCTCCAATTTTTAGAAGACATGCGCCAAGATTCTTCCTCCCGGGGTCGATGCTCAGTACGACTGTCATTTTTTAATAATTAATAAATACGCATCATCTCGTGCTTAAGGGCACTTCATTTTTTTCATTTCGCATTTACGCGATTCTTAATTGTGTTGTTGATGTTGCGCACCGTTCCGTTGGTGGCTTTCTGTAATGCGCCAATCTGGATCTGAGTGCGAGCGCGGATCTTGTTATTCATGTTTGTCTTGCGCGCGAGTCGATTGATCAATGATCTGATACGCGCTTCGTTAATTCTGATCGCTTGTGCCGACATATCTCGCAATCGACGAACCTTTGCCAGTTGTTGTCCCTTGGCGATGACTTGCTGCAATTTGGCATCACGTTCCCGCCTCTTCACATCAAACTCCTGTCTCCGAACGAGAAATTCTTGTTGTTCAAGCTTGAATTCCCGTTGCACCTGATTGAATTCGGGACGCAAGATGGCAAGGTTCCTCATTTCCGCCTCGTAATTCGTGGTGAATTGCCTCAATTGATTCTTGAGCGATGCGGACATCTAGAATCAAGCCGCAAAATAATCTGCGTGTTCAGAGTAGAATGGATCGCAGCCTTGCCATCGGCACCGTGGCTGTGCTTGCCATCTACATGATGACACGAACGCCGAAGATGGTATGGAAAGCGGCATCGAGCGGCCGCATGTTCTACGTGAAAAACCTCGAGGATGCAAGTCGCGCTGCCGATCATTTAGAGGAACTCGAGCGTCGCATGGTCGAATTTATCGCAAAAGCCCATGAAACCATGCCTGATGACGAACGGATCTTGAGGATCCGGGACCGATGGAATGGGGTGTTGTCGGAAGTCGAAGACTCCAAAGAGAACGTCGCATACTCATTAGGAAAAACGACGATCCACGTCTGCGTCCGCGAAAAGGACGGGACATTGGCAAATTACAACTCGGCGATATTCGTGCTTCTTCACGAGCTCGCGCATGTATCGACGATTTCGTATGGCCACACCAACCTATTTTGGAAAAACATGCGTTTCTTGCTTGAACTCGCGGAGTATCTCGGATATTACAAGCATACGGACCACGAGGAGAAGACCGCGATGTTATGTGGCCGCTTGCTCGGTCCATCTCCATTGACGTGCGTCCGTTCCAATACATGTAAATCGGAACTGGCTTCGAATTAGATTATCAAATAATTTTCAAATAAAAAATGTTCGTATAGAAGAAGCACGACTCACATCATGTCCATGTACGGTATGGGCGGCATGGGTGGCATGGGTGGCGGCATGGATCCTACGATGATGATGGCAAGTGTCTGTTGCGTGATGATGGTATGTGTCGGTATCACGCTCTTCTTTATGCAATCGAAGAAAAAGTCCGAAGCGGTAGCCCTGCAACAGGCGCAAATGGCAGCAGCAGCAGCTGCATCGGCCGCGTCAACTTCGACTGAACCTGCCGTCCCAATTGGCGGACCTGTATTGTCCACTGGCGATGCAAATTGGGATATCGCTGCGAATGGTACGGAGACTACTCAAGATACGACCGATTCTCCTGATCCCACAAAGGCCGGAAAGAAGACCAAGAAACCTAAAGACACGAAAAAACCAAAAGGCACCAAGGCAGGAAAAACAACGAAAAAGCCAAAAGGCACGAAGAAAGTCAAGAAACCCGTCCCGACCCCGGCCGGCGCATCGACAATGAAACGAATCGACGCTACGACAATCCGTCAAACGTGGAGCGATGGGACCGTCCGTGATTGGAAAGTCACGGTCTAGGTATTTTTTTTAATTGTAGATCATAAGACCTCGGTATGGATCAAGGAATGGATCCCATGATGATTATGATTCCATTGTCGGGATGCGTCGCATGTATTGTAGGTATAATGCTGTACTACATGCTCGTAATGAAACCTCAACAGGAAAAGGATGCCAAGGCCGCGGCCGATTCTGCTTCTGCTGCTGCCGCTGCTGCCGCGGCATCGTCCACAACAACAGCGCCTGCATCTTCGGCGTCCAGTGGATCAAGCGGCGACGCGGCGTCCGGCACATCAAATGTAGGATTAGCCGATTGGATCTCGCAAGGAGGATCCATTGCGTGGTCGACAGGATCTCTCAGCGCGACAAACAAACCCACGGTAATGCCATATGTGGGCGGGACGACAACAGTGCCCGGCGCAAAGATCCGCACGCTCACTGCAAAAACGTACGTGCTCCATGAGGGCTCGAACGCAGTCGTGCCATCGTCGAAATGCACGGACCCTAGGATGGGAAAAATCGCGACCTCCAGCAAGGCGCAATCGGATCAATCGTGGAATATCGTGGCGTACACGACTTCGAGCGGAAAGAAGGCGTATAAAATCATCAGCGGATCGCAAGGATGTTCCCGTGCGATTACTGCGCCGACATGCACTGGCGGCGCGACGCTCGAAGTTCCCGTGAATAACAAGACGACGCAATTATGGAATTTGGTATATGCCGGCACGGGAAACAAAACAATATTCAAGAGCTCGGTATGTGCTACGAACGGGTACTTGCGCGCAGGCACAACGGGCGCTATGGGTATGGGACCGACAGGCACGGCGTTCGTAGCCAAGCCGTACGTGACGAAGAAAAACTAAAAAAAAATAACCTCGATACAATATAAAATGGAACTCGCTATTGCCGGTGCGGTCGCGATCCTCGGATGGCAGTTCTCGCAGCGCGGACGTCAGGATCCCACGCCGTACAATGCCCCCATATCTCCAGAAGTTATTGGCGTGCAGGATAAGATCGGGTCGGGCGGACGCGATATCGAGCTTCCTCGCCCTGGCAATTATCCTATTGGACCACCACCCGTAACTTCAACCGAACTCCTCAAACGCCACGACCAGCTGGCCGAGAAACGGTGGCTCGCAGCGCACGATCCACGCTCATCAGGCATTGTCGGCCCCCATTCGATTCCTTACTTTGCAAGTTACAGGAAACAACATACCAACGATGCGATCAAGCAGCAGCGCATGGAGATATATACTGGGAACCTCACGGCCGGTGCATCTGTGAGCGGCACGTGGAAAGCCAAGACTGAAATTCCAGTTCTTTTCAAGCCCGTCGCACAACCGGTAACTTCCAGCGGCTCGTCAGGCAACGCTGCGAATTACGGCAACCAGCGCCAGGCCGCGGCAGTTTCGGGTATCCAGAGCAACACTCTGCCGTTCAAGCAGCAGCGCGTAGGCCCCGGAATCGGCGTTGGAAGCAAGGTCGCCGCGGTCGATGGTTTCCACAGCCAGTACCGCTCCTTGCCGCCGGACGCGTACGGCTACAAACGCAACGAACTCGAAGGCCGTTCCTTGACCGGTGCAGCAATTTCCGCGCGTGCCGTCGACCCCGTCTCGTACGTCAAGGGCGTTCCGCGCATTTACGATATGGACCGCCGCCCGCTCGAGAAGGGTCGCGCGACGGTCACTGCCCTTGCGCAGCGCCCTGCCTTTAGCAAATTGCGTCCCATGCCATCGACCAAGACCGCCACCCCAAAAACAACAGGGTGCCGAGTCGAAGGCGATGATTATTATGGTATTGCAGGTACAGGCGGCCAGAACGTTCAGTCGGGTGCGTCGGCTCGGTCCAAGTACGATACTCGCCCTGGCCTTCCGCTCACCAACGTCACTGGCGCACGCGTCGCTGTCGGTGGGTACACCGACTCGCAGTATGACACGGCGCGTTTCACGTCCCAGCAGCGCGAACATGCCCAGGGTCCCGATGCGGGCATGGTGACTGGCGACCAGCTTCGTCACAGTTCCATTGGGACGTACGATGTGGCATCTACGAATCGCGACATTGCGACTCGCCGCGATCATACTGGCGGCGCGGGTCACTTTGTATCGACCGGCACGACGCGCTTCAACGACGCGCCGCTCACGACGCTTCGTGACTTGTCTCAATCGACGACGCCAGGCCCAGGTGCAGTCGCTCCGCTCATTCCGGGCCAGACCGTGCAATGCACCGACCGCCAGCTCCTCAAAGAAGCCAAGCGCGGCTCCTATGTTGTCTCGACATACACCAACGCCCCGGAACGCGTCAACGAATTCCGACGTGCCAATATCGGCGACGAGTTGTTGGCCCAGGACCGGAATTGCCAAGGCCAGCTTGCAGCTCGGTCCGACGCCAATGCCAACCAGATCGCAGCCCACGCCGCTTCGTCGAGCATGTACATGAACAATGCCGGGCCTGGCACATCGACGACCGACGGACGTAACAAATTGCCAGCGGTCAATCCATACCAAGACTACGGCATCGCCAAGGCGGTCCTGGAAGGCAATGAGTACAACCTGAACATCAACTAAATGCATCGTTCATTTCACGAGACTATTATCCAAATTAATATAAATGTCCAGTCCTCCCGCTCCTCCCGCCCCTCCCACGCCTACACCCACACCCGACCAAGCATTCGAGGCATGGAAGAAAGTCACGTCGACACGTGCTGAAGTCATGCGCACGACAATGTCTGCAACCGACTGGGCAAAACAGAAGGTCGCGCCCAAGGATATGTCCGTCGAGCTCGGCCCTATGTTGACTGAGGAGCAGTTCAAAGAATATTGTCAGAATAACGGCATCAAGCCACACATTATCAAGTCGAAGAAATAAATCAGAAGTTTTTTTTTCTGCGCAGTACTTCATCAGAGATATATATAATGGTTAAGGTCAAGAAGCAAACTATGATTCAGGTCGGTGTCGCGCTTGCCGTGATCCTCGTCATTTGGCTCGTCCTCAAGCTTAAGCGTAACCGCACCCGCCGCGTCATCGTCACTGCTGTCCCCACCCTCGCACAGATGAAGCCCCTCGTCAAGGCGGCCGAGAAGTACGAGGACGATGAGGAGGAGTACGTTGACGACGAGGAGTACTACGTCGACGAGGAGACCGAGGGCTACGCAGAGTACGCCAACGTCGCTAAGGAGCCTTACACGCAGTATGCCGACGCCACCTCCACCGGCGACCTCCTCGAGTAATTTTTCATGTACCAAGAAAACAACACATTTTTTGAGATCGTTTCAGCGACGCACTCAAAATATGTTGATATAAGTCAAGATGACGCCAAGGACATACGTGGATTTGGAACGCACTTCCATGGCCAATGGCAAGATCACACAGGCCGAAATTGAAGATATGATCAAGAGTCTTGGCGAGCATACATCCAAACTCCCCAAAAGCGCCATGGACGATATCGAGAAGTTCATGCGCCGCGTCGCGAAATTGGATGCATCGACGTCGAACGGCAAGGCGCCACCTGCGAAAAAGATCCGTCCTCTCCGCGCGCTTGCCTCTACAGTCACATTGAGACTCGCCGGTCTCGCGTGGACACTGGCCAAAGGGCATTTGTTTATTGGAGGCGTCGCAGCGTACGGCTACTCGAAGAAGAATGAATGGCGAGGAACGATGGCCATGGTTTGTGCGTCGTGGCTTCTCTTCAAACAATGGGAACTCGCGCGTGCATCAGGACAGAATTGGCTCAAACATAAAATGCAATTAATGGTATGGCAATCGATGATCCGAATGTTATCGCTCCCAATCGATATTCCCGTGTGGATCGTGAAGAAAATCAATGCCGGCGTGCGTTCCAAGAAGAAATAGACGAGAAGCATCGTTGAGTCACATCTTGAGTTTGGCGAATTGCATTGCTATGTTGAGTTCTGTGTGACGTTTCCTGTTGCTGAGCGGAATGCGTTGCATATGGATATAGAATTTCCGTTCGATATCGCGCGAGTTGCCGACATTGAATCCATATTTACGTAAGAGGCGCTGTTTGGCTCGTGCATGGTCATTTTTATTTGTTGGATCGAGTCCCATTGATTTCATTATTTCGGAATAACTGACTCTTGGTAAGAGCGGCATATATTTGGGCGAGTATACTCCAGCACGTTGTGCCATACTCATGAGTGATTTGTGTGCTCTCTGAGTGATGCGCACAGCGCCTTTGTAGATGTGTGCCAGAAGGAAATGCAACACCATCATAGTGAAAAAATCACATGGCAGGCGCACAACCCCTACGACAACACCGTGCTCTGCAATTGAAGATATTGGAACGCCTGCGTACGTTGTCGCCATGAGCACGACCGCGATAGTTCTTGCGATTGCATGTACGATGCTCTCAGTCTTTAATGCACCTTTATGTCCCCTCCCAGACATGTAACTGGACATGTTTGACTGACTCGATCGCCGGAGGATATCTAATGATACACTATATAGTTCGAATGCCATGTCGGACCCTGGCGAGTATGGTCTTTGTCTGCTTCGAGCAACGAGATTTGCGAGCTGCATCTTCTGGAGTTGACGCGTACGTTTCTCACCATTTCGAAATGGCAATAATTGAGGTGGCACTAATGGCAATAATTGAGATGGCACTAATTGAAGTGCAATGGAAGGAACTCTGGAAAGAGGCGGCAATGGACGGCACGACGGCACGAAGTAGAGACCTGGACCTAATGAATCGATAATCGATGACAACGACCGCTGCTTGGGATTTTTTAGCCTTGTACCGGATGCGTTGAAAATACCGGTCCCACGAGTTCCAAGCGACTCATCAATACTGTAATCGACGCTGATATCTGGCACAGTATCCCCGGACACGTACATGACTGAGTATGCATAATACGTACCGCGCACGAGTGTTTTGGAGGGATTGCGACCTGCAAGATTCCCACGTCGAAGCCGCTTCTTTTCACTTTCCGTAAGAAAATTTGCGCCTGGTGTTGTCATCGTGTTATATCCTGGCATGTTGAACATGATAATTGCAGTTTTGGGCGGGACTTTGAATGATTTGAGAGATCCACGATTATTTTCTAGTAATTCGCCATGCAGAAGCACTTCGTATTCCGTTAAAATTCCAGGATCAAGGAATTCTTTCTTGAACGCATCGAATTCACGTGCATTCACAAGATCCTTCATTACAATATACAATATATAAATGCAACGTTGATATGTGTGACAATGACACACATATCAAAAGTGCAAAAGTGGATTTTAAGTACTAAAAAAATCAGCATGACGAAAGATACTGCAGACCTTGGCGAGTCGAAACGCCACCGCGGACATCTTCTTCGACCGCATTCGGAGCTGCAATGCATGACCACGTGTCGTATGTGACTTCGGAAAGGGGTTTATTGCAGTGGTGCTTGTATCCTCCACTTGGTGCCCACGCCTCGCTGAGTGCATTGGGGTTCTGGAGCGCGCCATCTCCACGAGCCTTGAAGGCCCCTCCAATGAGTTGCGTCGAAGCGCTCGGCTGGGTCCGTGTCCATCCCGCGACGCCAGGAATGATGCGGGCATTATAGTTATCGACCGACGCGCCCGTCACGTGGAACTGCTTGCATCCGCCAGTATAGGCAGTGCACGACGACGAAAACGGTTCGGTTTCCAGCCTGTTCGGGATGATGTCGGTGTGGTACCTGTACTCATATTCCGATTGCTTGGCTTGGGCGGCGATGAACGTCTCGTCATTGTAAAGCTTGGCGGCTTTCTGCATATATATATCAGAAAACAAAAAAAACATGGATGAAATCACGCGCGTTTGAACACTTGAGATCGGCCATCCATTCGCGACGTGCTCCCGATAACTCCATCAGTCGAACGGCTATCGCAAATGGGCGCGGCGTTTGGGTAATGCTCGGATACAAAACGTTCAGTCGAGAATGCGCGTCCTGAGTCGGCAGAGTACACACTGCGTTTCGCCCGCGTCGTTTCGCCCATGCCGCTCGTGTAAATGACCGTGGGGATGGGGTTCGTCTGAGGAATCAGGGGCGCTTCAGATTGGACTTTCGTGAGCGGTTGACCAAGACCAAGGAGAAGACTGGATGCATCTACGAGCGTGGTATAGTTGTTCATTTTGAGTATATGTAGAATTTATTTTCATTCGTTTTCTTTTTCTTCTTATGAAACGTAAATTATCTTGGTCAGATTATAGGAAGGTCTTGACACAATGAACGATTCCACAAGCGGCAAGGGATCGAAATCTCCAAAATCACCTTCATTCACGCTGGTGACAAAGGATGGACGGCGCGTTCAAGTGAGTCGTCGTAATATCGAGCAGATGATCATTAGACGCAAGGCACAGCGGGGCTTGGCGGGCCTTGCGATGCCTCGGCCCATGACATCTCCATCGAAATCTCCACTGAAAGCTCCCAAAACGCCACCGCGCATCCGCGAAAACTGGAATGCCGCGAAACGTCAATACATTCTGGCGCATCCCATAACTGGGCGCCGCGTCCAGATCAGCCGCAAGAAGATCGAGAAGGAGCGTGCAAAAGGGCTCGTGCAAGGAAGCCCAGCATTGGCCCGCAAGATTATCAATGCGAAAGCCACGCGACTCGCAGCGGCTAAACTTCCCAAAGAGCCCAAAACACCAAAAGCCCCCAAATCCCCTAAAGTTCCAAAAGAGCCCAAAGAGCCAAAAATAACTCAAGGGTGGACGAAGAACCGCTCAAAATATCTTCTGAAAACCAACGATGGCCGCACGACTCAAATCAGTTCCAAAAAGATCGATGCAACGCGTGCACGTAACGGCATGTCAAACTATTCCAGTCCTCAACTTGCGCGTGAATATGTGGACCGCCGTGCGCGACACAAGGCCGGGATCATGTCGCCGAAAATCAAGAAGGAACGGGCTCCCAAACCACCACCTACCGAAGGATGGACGGCGAACGGGACCAAATATATATTGCCAACGTCAAGCGGCCGCATCAGCCAAATTGGAAGTAAAAAGATCGATGAGAAGCGTCTTATAAATAACGGCAAGATGCTCTTTTCCAGTCCGTTCTTGGCGCGGCAATATAAAAACCGTAAATCTGTTCCCATGACCAATACGTACGATGCCGGTGGCGATACGTACTTGATCATTGACGACGGCAAAACGCGTCGCGTCGCGGGCAAAAAAGTGCGTGATGCCATGGAAGCCGGCGAAGGGTCTAATGCGCTCGCCGTCGCCAGAAAGATCTCGATGTACCGCACAAAAAACCCCGGCGTCGATCGGAAACGTGACCGTTTCAAAACCAAGATTGGCGATACGCCCAAGACGTTCACATTGAGTCGTCTCGAAGTGCTTCAATCCAAGTATGGCTTGCCGACGCTCGGTAATGCAGCGCAGAAATACGTCGATATGGATGGCAAGAAACCCCCGAAAGGTACGAGTGGGTATGCGCCCAACATGGGAAGCAACTTCAATACCAAGTACTACTACTGGACCGGACGGGCACATGCGAAAGTTGCGCCGTCCGAAATGCAAAAGTACAAAAATGCAGGTATGAGCGATGAAGATGCGGCGCGGCGCGCGATGGATAAACGCGAGCCTGGATGGACGAAGGATGGGTCGCGCTACTTTGTCAATATGACAGACTCGTCCAATGACAACCTCGACCGGAAATTGCGTGGCATCGATAAATCGACGATGGAGCGCATCCAATCGCGTCTGAAATCGTTCGGCTTGCCTTCGAACGATACGGATGCAGGACTCGCATGGGTCAAGAGCAAGCAGCGTAAAGCGTCAGCCAAGGGCCGGCCATCGTCATATTTCGATTACGCGACCAACGAGATGGTGAGTGACGGAACGCGTATTCGTGGAGCTGCATTCATGCCGTTATACATGAAAAATGCAGCCGATAATAAAGGAAGCGAGAAGCAGAGCGGCATTATCCAGACTGTGCAGCGCGACGTTGCCGGGAACCTCGGGAAGAACGATGTTGTCGAATCTATCCAGCAGGACGAATCTGCACGCATAAAGCTCGATGCAGCACTTCTCAAGATCGTGCCTCGCGAAGCGTCCTCGAAAGCTTTCGGAGACTTCTTAGTGAAAGTCGTATCGTACGGCGGCCCTCTGGAATCCCGGCCGCTCTTGGCGGGGAACGTCGGATACCCCGAGGCCAGCGCGCAACGCAGCCCCATGGACCAACTTCAGAGCTCGTTTCAATCTGAAGGCAAAGTCGATGGATGCAAATTGTTGAAAGAGGCGTGGCCGCGTGGACAGGGCTACGGTCTCCAAATCCATCAAGGTATCGTGTACGCCATGGCAAATCTCCGCGCACTCGATAAAATCAAGACGCCCGGCCTCGCTGCAATTCATAGTGTCGGTGCCGGAAAAACGATCGAAGGCCTCGCGACTCTCGTGGCGTTCTGGAACAAAACATTCATCGATAAACGAGTTGTCAAACCATGGGGTATCTTTCCCATGTCGGTCCGGTCAAACCAGAGCGGCAACGATATCAAGACGCTCGCTTCCGATGCAGTCAAGTTCTTCCGATTCTTTAAATCGACGTACCCCGACTCGAAAAACACGTACCCATTCGCAGGAAGCATCAAGGCGGCTCGAGTGGCTATTGAGGAACGTATTGTGGCAGGGTACCGCGCGCTCGGATACACGAAACCAATCGATCGCAGCCGACACCTTCTCGGCTCGTTCGGCACGACAGCTCACAATTTCTATGGCGATATCGATTCCAGAGGCCGATGGACAGAGCCCGGCTTCCCTTTTATCGGGAAAGGCGAACGGCTTTTGAGAAAAGTCCAGCATGCCGTCTTTATCGTCGACGAAATCCAATTGCTGAATGGCGGATCTAAGAGCGAAGCGAGTCTGTTGACGAAAGAATACCCCCAAATCCGGAAGTTGTTAACCCAGCACCGCGATCCAGCGACGACATGGGTTCTGGGAATGACCGCGACGCCCGGCGAGAGTCTTGACGATGTCTCGAAAGTCATGGAATATATTTCAGGCTCGAAAGGAGGATTCACAACTGAGAAATTGATGAAGAAGAACGTGCGTGGACTTGTTTCGTATGCGTTCACGATGGCCGATACGACAAAGTTCCCGGCAATTCAAGTCGTGCATGAATGCATCGATCTTCACCCTCCTGAGGAAAATGAGAAAGGGCCTTTCGCTGAGCGCTATGCATCGACGCTCCTCAAGTACCACGAAACGAAGAATATCGATATGTTGACTTCCGAGTGGGGTGCAGGAGATGGAGGTGCCGTGCGTATTGCATCTGAGCCTGCTGAAGCCTATATGGAATATACCGCATCGCAGAAACATAAGTTCTGGTTGAGAGTTCGTCGCGCGTCCGAATACATTATGGTCGGCGCAGCGGGCGAAGAAGCGAACCAGGATTCCAATTATAATACCAATAATAATGCAGGAGGAAGCGGTTCGAGCAAGAACACCACAAAAGCCAATACCAACGGCGTCAACTCCAAAACGCTCAATACATTACTTGGCCAATCGAAACAGATGAAAATGCCAATTGTGCGTGAGATCCAAGGATACTACGCTCCATCGCAATATAAAGGAACGACGCGCGGCGCGATTGAACCTGCGAAGAAACAACGTGAATTCTTTTACGTGATCTCGCCCAAACTCGTCCAAATAATCTCAAGTATTATGGACGCGACGAATATCGGCGTGCATTACGTCTACAGCCCAGATTCCAAGAGTCTACGCCTCATCGCGTGGTTGCTCAAAACGCGATTCGGGTTCGAGCAGTACAAGGCCGGCGCGCGTGGAGATAAAGCGCGATTCGCATATGTCGATACGATGTCGAAGCCGAGTCCATGGTGGTATGGTCCCGATGGAAAACCTCACGAACAGTTCGGAGTCTCGGCATTAGATATCAAGGGTTTATTAGATAAACGAACCGGTGTGTTGCGTATCAAAGGCAATGAGCGCGGCGAGAAAGTCCGTGTCGTATTGGCAACGCGCGAATCGTATAAAGGAATCGATATTAAAGGAATTACTCATCTCCATTTGACGTCGGCATTACCTGATTACACGGATCTGATCCAGTTTATCGGGCGCGGGACGAGAATGTGTGGTCACGATGGATTACGTATGTCGCAGAGGAAAGTCGCTGTGCATTTGTATAAACTCGTTTCGGGCGTCACTGAGAAAACACTTCAGAATTTGCGTAAAGTCTTGGAAGGCGGATGCTTGGCGGGTGCTGACCGAAAGCTTTTGCCTGATTGTTACGTGATGGACCAAGCGATCGCGCGATTCAAGGCTGGATGGGGAAGAATTGAGGATATTTTGATGGAAGAATCTGTTGATTTCCCGGTCTTTAAAAACACGTACAATAAAGCAGTCAGGGAACTGCATGCTCAAATCATCGCGAAACGGCCGTGTCTCGTCTTGGCGAAACCAGATTTGGGGAAGTTGATCAAGAAAGTTCATACGCCGAAAAAGCCGCGCAAAATCAACGAAATTTTGAAATTGTCGAAACAAATGGCAAAACTCGGTTTGAAGTAACGCGTCAAGGAATCGTGCCAGGACTACCAGATGACAGACATGGCAAAATTGAGACTTGGTGAAAATTCGAATAGAATAGATTAGTATGCGGCATTGATGCGTGCCGAGTATGGCGCGCGTCCATTGTAAAGGAGTTTATGTTCGCGCCTATAATTCACCGGCATCCCGACCAATCTCATCAAACGAAAATTAGCGAGATTGCGTTGCGCTGTGTTGCGGCGATACTTGGCAACGGCTTCTTTCGTGTGGTTGGCGGTCGTCTTGGCGCGGCGCGTCACGGTAACCTTGCGATTCAAAAGCGGTTTGGTCCATTGCCACGGCTTCAGCCATGACGGTTTCTTGCGGACGCGGCGAGTTTCTACAATTGTCGCCTTGCCGGGTCCGTGCGTATACCATTCCTTATGTTTTGGCTCGAGCGTGACGTGGCGAGTCGACTTCCTCAAAACGTAGCCCGTTCCCGCTTTTAGATTTTTCAGATTGCTGCTCTTCTTCTTCGTTGACGTCGTGCGCTTGACACCGCTCTTCTTGGGAGATGTCTTCTTTGTCGTTGCCATATGGTATTGTTCCTAAAGATTTTATTTTATTCCTCCGCTAGTCAAAAGCATGTGATTATATATGTTTTTTAGGGACATTTACTAATATAGCATTGTTTTGACTTTGTAAAAATAGTGTCCCATCCTCGAAACCGTAATACAGCGCAGGGTCTCATCGTTATTGATGGGGGTCCCCTGGCCATATTTGAAACTAGAGAGACATTTTCACTGCATGATACGGACTTTCTACCGTTCCAAGGCCGTAGCGGGCGGCAAAGCCCCCGGGAATTCCCGAAGGCGCTTGATGTATATGTTGAAGGCGCCTTGCAGATCTCTATCGATCTGCAGGCCACAAGCCTTGCATGTAAATTTCTTAGCGCCACCGAGTGTGTGATGCAACTCACCACATCGAGAGCACGTTTTGCTTGTATATTCCTCGGTGCACATATCGACTTTGGTATCCCGCCGGGCAGCTACATCAGATAATCGTTGCCTGAAGAGTCCATGTCCGAGACCCATCATCGATCGCACGGTCTTGGTTGTCAACCGACGCGTCAATTTAGATGCCATGCTTTTGGAGTCGAAATTAGGAAGGACTATTGTGTCGTACCGCTTGACGAGGAAGTTGGCGATCTGGTAGTGAAAATCGCGCATTATGTTTGCGTGGCGCGTCCTCATTTTGTCGAGAGCAGCCTGCATGCGTCTTTTTCGTTTTCCCGACGCCTTGGAAATGGAGCTCGTCAACGTGTCAATTTGAATCAGATGCCGCATCATCCTCGATGAGTCCATGTGGCCGATTTTGTAGCTTTCGCCTTGGGGGGACCACGTTGTAGCAAATGTTCGGATCCCGGGGTCGATAGAGCACACACGCTCGCCTTGGTTATCGGCAACCGTGAATGTATCGACCTGTGTAGGGATGGAGAGTATCCAGCGGCCCAAGGTATCCATTGAGAGTCGGCAATCTTGCTTGATGGCCAGAAGTGGTTTGTCCGACGTCGTTTTGATCGGATCCTTTGAGAGCATCTTGGGATATATAACAATACCGCTGCCAACGATTCGCATACTTGCTTTTGGAATGGCCATGCTTTGCACGTCCTTCTTCCTTCGAAAATGCATGTCAAACTTGTGCCCAGGTTTCGTCTTCATGCGTTGGAAGTTGGACTTGTACGCCGCTGCAAGGTCTTGGCATGCTCCTTCACGCACGTGTTTCGGGGTGTCGATTAAGAACTTTTGCGCCGGGTTCACGTTGCACTCGTTCACAAAGCGATTACGTAGCCAGAACATCGTCTTTTTGTGAAACTTTCCGTCCTTGATATGTGCGAGCGCGTTGTTATACGTCAACCGCGTGCATCCCATCCACTGCTTCAGCTTTGCGTCCACTTGGGGGCTTGGAAGCAATACAACCTTTCGCACTCTTGTTGTACTTCCGAGCACCGTAAACTCGCGCGCTGAAGACGGTGATGATGCTGATGATATCCTCGGCGAGTTCGAGTTCAGTCGATCGGTGTTCTGGAGCACTGTCACACACGAGTTCCGTTCCGTTTTCTGCCAGAATGAATTCGAGGAGCTCGTAGCCAAACCGTGCAAGTCGGTCGCGGTGTGCCACGACAACCTCTGCGACAGTTCCTTGCATTGATCGTCGAAGAATGGCTTTAAGGCCCGGGCGCTTGTAGTTGATTCCCGACGCAATGTCTGTGATGATTTCGTGCTCGGGGAACTTTGATCGCATGAACTCGACCTGGCGCAACATATCGTCTCTTTGTCCAGCGCTGCTAACCCGACAATAACAGATTTTGGACTTCTCTGTCGGTCCAGATGGGATTGCACTGGAGTCGTCGACGATTTTGTATCTGTGTTGGCCGCCGGGGGTCGTGATGGAATCGATATCTCCTCGATTCCTCCAGTTGCCGAGCGTGGCGACTGTAACGCTGTAGTGCTTTGCAGCGACCCGTGGAGGTACATACATAATTTGAGCTAGGAAAATAATTTCATGTTCTGAACGCGCTTGTTGATTTCAGCATTTGTGGTTATGATTTAAATTGTGTGGTATGTGGATATATGATGTGCTTTTGATAGGTTTATTTCAACTGCTGAGAGCCTTTCTTTTTCAATCAAGCGACACCAACTAAAAAAAATGACCCTTAAGGAGACGCCTTTGCCATTTAACAATAAAAAATAATATTAATTTATGGGCGTCGGCGCAAGTGCAGACGATATGAAACGCGCACACGATGAATCCACGCACGACGACGATGAGGCCGGCCCATCCCGCCCTCATCCTCCCGCGTCCCCCACCGCGTCCCCCGCACCTGACGCCGCGCCCGACACCGAGTGCCCCGTGTGTTGCGAAATGTATACGCGCTCGACACGCAAGCCTATCGCGTGTCCCAAATGCGAGTATGCGGCCTGCACGACATGCTGCAAGCGGCACTTGGCAACATCGGATCCTGCGTCGTGCATGTCGTGCTCGCACCCGTGGAATTACGAGTTTCTGACGAACAATTTCACGGCCGCGTGGATCTCGACGGAATACCGGGCGCACCGCGAAACGATCCTCGTCGACCGCGAAATCGCACAGCTTCCCACGTCGCAGCACCTCGTCACCAATTTCCGCTCGTCTCTGGTTCTCGCGACCGATCTCACGAATCTTGGACAGGAAAAGCGCATGATCTCCCGACGCCTCAACGAAATCGCCAACGAGACCTGGAACAAGCGACATCGCCTCGCGCGCATCACGGCATCGCACTTCGAGAACGACGGGCTTGGTAATAGGACCGAAGCCGATGCCGAGGAGCTGGCCGCGCGCACATTTGTCCGTGCATGTCCCGTCGAGGAGTGCCGCGGGTTCCTCTCGTCCGCTCTGAAATGCGGGACGTGCAATTCCTGGGCGTGCGCAGAGTGTCTTGGCGTCGTGGGGGAGACTCGCGATGCGCCGCACACATGCGATGCCAACGACGTCGCGACCGCCAAGCTGATCAAGCGCGATACCAAACCGTGCCCAAGCTGCGCGACTTTGATTTTCAAGGTCGACGGATGCGATCAGATGTGGTGCATTTCTTGCCGCACTCCGTTCAGCTGGCGCACGGGTCGGATCATCCAAGGCGTCGTCCACAACCCCGAATATTTCCGGTTCCTCCGTGAACGAGCTGCAGCGGGAGGCGAAGAGGTTCCCCGGCAGCCTGGCGATGTTCTCGGAGGAAGAGGCATTTGCGGCAACCACCGGCGCGTCGAGATGCACGATATCGATCGCGCGCTTCGTCTCCAGACACCATCGTCCGAGGTCCGTGACTACATTTATTCCATCAAACAGAAATCGCGACACATCGAGTATATTGAAGTCGGTCAACTGGCCCGCCGCGATCAGGAGAGATCAAATTCCGATCTTCGTCTCAGGTACTTGACAAACCATATCTCACGCGACGAATTGAAGCGGCAACTTCTTTTGCGCGAAAGGAAACGCGATAAAGAAATTGCGTTGCGTGACGTCTACGAGTTATTCATCGATGTGACGAACGATATTTTCCTCACGTTCATCGCCGACGCGACGCCGACCGCAACGGTTGTCGAGGAAATGAAAAAGATCGTCGAATATACGAACGCGAGCCTCAAGAACGTCAAGACGCGATTCAAGTGCAATGCATATACGATCGTCACGGCGCCGCCATCGTGATGCATAATGTGAAAAAATGTGCACGAGACGAACGCCCCTTAACATTTATTTTTTATTGTCTATTGTTCAACGGCGACCGCTCCGTGTAGCGCGAGAACCGGCCGTTGCCCAGTTGAAGCCGAGGGTGTTTCTTTGTGACAGATTGACTGCTTTGACGGCCTGGGTGTACGATTTGTAGTTGCTGATTGCGGGCGAGACGAGGCCTGCGCGCCGTGCGAGAAGTTTTGCGAGAGCACCGCTCTTTGCCAGGTACAATTTGAATCCCTTTGGCAGCTGGCGGCCTGAAACCGCGCCGGACGAAGCAGGCAGGCCTTGACCAACCTTCATTCCCGGTTTTTTAAACTGGCCTTGTGCGATCTTCACGCGGGATTTCACCATCCTTCTTTTACCTGAGGCCGTTAGGGACCCGCTCAAGGACTCCCGTGTCCCGTACTTGTATTTACGAAGTTTGTACTTGGTGCCGTTAATGTTAATCTTCCGGCCGCCACGCCCGGCCTTGAAGACGAGATTGAGCTTGGGGTTCGGAGGGGAAGAGCTGGGGGAACGCGTACCTGAACGCGTCGCCGCCGATGACCCCGAACCTGTTGACAGCCCTGACGCCGACCGCGACGAAGGAGTCGGGGAGCGCCGCTTCTTCGCACCGCCGCGACGAGGCGCCAGCGCAGGCAATGAAACGAGCTGACCGGGACGCGAGCGTGATACGCGTGTGCCTGTCCGCGTGCCGACCATGTATTTGTACTAGTACTGTCCTGTCGAGATATTTAATTTGACTACATCTCGCCGGCACTCTGCTCGGCGACGACATGGCATAATTGGTTTTAATACGTGATCCAGGGTCAAACGCCTTGGAATTCAGAAGCTTAAGCAGATGTGGTCGCGTGCTGCGTCGCATACAAATATGTACAAAATTAAAAATTAAAAAAAATAAAATGGATGCATAAAGAAAGCGATGCAATGCGATCGAGTTCTCGAAGTCGCGCCGCACCAGCAACGCGAACTTGACCGACTCCAGACGATAGGCCTTGCATTGTCCAAGCACCTTCACACGAAATATCCACACGAAATCGCTTGGCGGACGCTCCAGAAATCATGGAATGGCGAAGTGTTCCTGGGCCCCACGACAAACCGCGCATCGTTCAATACCGAGAATGGGTGCGTTGTGATCGGCATTCCTCGAGATCCTGCACGTCTCGACCCGTCTTTAGTGAATACGCGCTTTCTCCTGGCATTATCGAAAGGCGCTTCGGGGAGCAAGACGTGCACGGACATCCATTCCGTCATCGTATCGGAAGCAACTAAAACCTTCGGCATCAAGGTCGCAATCGATTGTTCTGACGCGTACGAATATGCTATTAACACACTCGATAAATGCCCCGGATGCGATTGGCGAAGCGGTGCGCCTTCGGAATGCCACGGCCGCCGCTCATCGTGGCCTGAATTACTCGGATCTCAAGCTCTCGATGCACTCAACCGTTTCCCTCCTCAATACCAAGTCGAGCTCGTCACGTGGGATACGCTCAGTATCAAACCGGCCGCACCCGATGTCGTTCGAGTAACGTACGATGCGCCATCTGGAATAATCGTCGACCCTGCGCCATATGTCGGGACCTTGAACGTCCCTGATTTCGAGAATGAATGCTTTATTAAACCAGATGGCGATTTGCGATGTATCGGCGCGCCGCTCGATGTGCCGCCGCTATGGCACAAATATATCGGATCGGATCTGCCTGATGCAATCGATTCTTTGCGTATGCGGTATGTGCACGCGACCATCGAAGCCATGCCCACCACCGCGCGAGTTTCCGACGATAAGCGTCCCGATCGAATCCGGGTATGGTACGACGCGGCCACGGGCAAGGTCGATCGCGTTCCCACCATCGGTTGAAGTTTTTTTTGCGTGCTTTGATTATATATATATAGATAAGATGGCACCAAGGAAAAAGTCCGTTCCCAGTGTGAATGCCGAGTACAATGATCTCATCAGGACCGCGCACCAAGAAAACCGGAATGGCAATCCCTATAATAATTCATATACATTCACCGCGCGCGGCTCGCAGAAAGTCGCATCGAAAGCACGCAAATTCATCAAGGCAGCTCTCTTGGTCGGAGGCGCAGCTGGACTCGCCTACTTCTTTAGGAGTCAGATCGGCAAACATACAACGCCAATCTTAACATCTTTAGGTGGAAAGTATACGAACCTGACTCGCAAGCCGCGGGCAAAGTATGCGGCCCACAAAACAAGAATCCTCAAGAACGCCAACTCCACTACGCCTGGTTTTGCGGGACGGACTGTACAGGGATGGCGATCCACGCGTAACGGCGCTGCGTCCACATACGGCAAGGCACGTAACGGCATCAGCGAGGCGTATGGCAAGGCACGTAACGGCATTGGCGAGGCGTATGGCGTCGTCCGCGGCTTGACAACACGTCCACGCACGGTTTCCGCCGCGCCACGCCGTGCACCCCCATCTCTGGAGTCGAAAGAAACCGCGTTTGACAATGCGTTGCGCAATCTTGTCGGGCACAAATTGTACACAAAATCAGTAGCAAATGCGCGTACATCATTCCCGTACGCGCCGGCGGGACGCACGAATCTCGCGGAATTTAAAAACGAGTTGGGTGAGACGCTCCTCAAGAAGTACAGAACTACGTATTAGTTCTTGATTCAGTATTAAATTGTACGCGCTTCCTATAGAATGACGTCGGCGCTCGAGATCCTCGGCAACCTCATCCCAACCAAAATGGTATTGGGAACAGAAGACGATGTCGCTGATTATGCGCAGCGCTTGGGATGGCACGTCGAAGCCATCGACCCGTCCGCCGGCTTGCACGGATGCTTTTCCAAGGCGTTGCAAGCCGGCGCACCTCGAATTCTCATATTAAACCAAGGCGTGCGAAGTGCAGGAGGCGGCGCTGCATTACGCAAGCTCAAGGAATTGGCGAAACTCCTCGATGCGCCGTACGATGCCATCTCACTAGGGACATGTGTTGATTCCGACGAATCTCTTGCGTCATGGGGAGGGTGTGATACGTTCAAACGAGCCGCAGGGTACGAGTTTGTATTTGAGACGAATTGCACGTGCACGATCGGGACTGTGTATAGCTCGGCATATATGATGAAGTACATGCAGCGTGCCGAAGTCCCTGATCGCGCGTATACAATCGTGCCTGAGCTTCTTCTGAGGGCGAAAGATACACGTCCAATTCGCCGCGCGCCAACTGTTGTGTATGACCCGTACGGCCGCGTCTCGATCCCGCGCAAAGACCAGAATCGCGATATGTTCACGTTGGTTGCCGTGGTGGGCATTCTGGTTTTGATCATGGTCGCTTGAAATAAAAATCTGGTGAGATTCCAAGAGACTTTGTGCATGGTATCTGGAAGTTCGCGAGTTCTCTGGAAGGCCACCAATTCCCAGAATCGTAAAACTGCTATTAATTCATGGGACGGAAAAACGACACTGACTCCCGTGAAAGTATACAAGGTACTTCACCCAGAATTCGAGGCAGTTCCAGATGCCCAGATCATCGATACCGTCAAGTTGGTGAACCCGGTCGATCCAAGCGTAAACCAGAAGACATGGAACATTATGCGACAACTTCCCGTTACAGTCGATTACATGTACCACGTTCTGAGGGCGCCTCTATGCACCGTGGCAGCCGATAAGGAAACAAAAGAACGTCTCCGTAAGATTGCGTTTGCTATGCGGACGTTTGGAACCAACATGCCTTGGGAACCCGTGCCACGTACACAGCGCGATCGCCTCGTGCGTCTCTTGACACGTCTCACGGGCGGCAAACATTCCAACCGCACTGCTGCCTCCCGCCGCGAATCTGTATCGTGTGGATTCGATCCTGCAGTCACGTACCGCCTCATCACCAACGCAGAAATGACTCAATTGGGATTTGTGTCGACCGTTGGTGAGGCTGGCACCTACAAATTCTTCTACAAAGCCACGCGTCACGGGTTATGGTCCAGGAACAACAAGAAGTATCGTGTTCGCGAGTACTTGGCTCCATCTCCGAAAGCAGGCAAAAACGGCCACATGCCAGCATCGAAACCTCTTCGTGTGCCTCAACGCATCGTGCAGCGCGGCTTACAGGCCAACGCACAGAATGGCAATGCGCCATGGCACCGCGACCCCAACCAGAAATGGAGCGGGACAACTTCCCGAAGTGGCGTCTGGAAAGGACGCTCCGCGACCCCAGCTCCATCGCCATCTTCACGCCGTGCAGCAAACTCTCCTGCTGTCTCTGGCTTCCTCGATATTCCTCTAAATGGGCGCCAAAATTTTGCCTTGGCATTCGATGGAATGACACCGGCAGAGGTACGCGCACAACTGGTTGCGTACATACAGAATCCCCCTAATGCCCGCCGGCCCGCAAACCGAAATGCCCAAAATAGTCCTTCACCACCTCGACGCCGTGCAGCGACCCCGAATATATTCCTTGCCAACTCGCCTGGTTTGCTTGCTTCAGACGGAGGCGGAGGTCTGACGAATGCGCAGCGGAGGAACATGTTGGCGCACCTAAATGGATCTGGACGCCGCCAAGCATCACCAGTGAATTCCCAACGCACGCAGACGAATTCCGGCCGCACACAGACGAATTCCGGCCGCACGACCAATACATCACGTGCAGGCCGCGCTCGTACATCAACACCCGCTCGTCGATCCCCGCCGCGCCAATCAAATCGGAATGCCATGAACTATTTGAATGCAATGTACGCTGCCACGTAATTTCTTACATTTCTTACGCAGCCGACGCAAGCTCGATCATATCTTTCACGAGACACTGCGCCCACGTGACAATATGGTCGACAGTATACGTGAAAAACGCCTCCTGATCAGCCAACTCGATCTCGACTTCGAACGTCTCGTCGTCGTGGCCTGGCAAGTTGCTCTGGACGCGTGTCATGTCGATACTCCAGCACGAATATGTGTACGAAAGCCTCTTCTTGTTCCTCACGTACCCTGTCGGTTCAACTTTCCCCTCGCGGACCGAGGCGGGAGGACATTTCTCGACTTTTTCAAGACTCAGCGAAGCCCGAACGGCCCACGGTGAATCTGGAAGAATATCCAGCACTTCAAATGTATCGACTTTCTGTTTATGGTTCCATTGCGGAGGAACCGTCTCGTTATCGAACGTGACCTGTTTCCATCCGCCCGATAAAATGCTTTCCCGCGTCACGAGTTCAGGAACCGAGACGAATTCGTGTGATTTTTCAAGCGCACGTGTGATTTTCGTCCATCCTTCTTTTGATACTCCAGAAACAAACCGGTTCCCAAACGACCGCCCCAAACGAAACTCCAACTCGACGCCGCGGTGGCCGTGCGTAGCTAAAACGTTCTTCACGCGATGTGAGATACTCTGAGTCGACTCGAATTTCGGTACGTTGACGAGTGGTGGCATATTAGGTATGTGACACAAAAACGTATGGAATGCACCCTTAAGCGACATTAGACAATACGATCCGTTTTTTGTGTGTGCATATAATAGAATGGTGTACCAGACAAACTCGCCACAAGACCAAATACTCAAAAATGATACTGTCCAAGCTTCAATCCGTGAATCCACCGCAAAACGTGCTCATGCAGACTTGTTGATGAATATCGTGAATGGCACATGTCTCGTTGCAAGTAGTGCATGTATAGCCGCCGGGATCTCGATGGGGTCGCCGATCATGTTTGGATACGCATCGTCGTCGTCGTCTGCATGGATTGTATTCTTCTTTATGGCGCTCATGGGAATGTGTGAGCCGTTTGGATTTGGCGGCGGTCTTGGCGGAAAATGAGAGCTCACAACAGTGGCTTTACACATATCATGGAAGGATCTCAGCAGCTCTCAGATGTGTGATATGTGTCTTGGACCACGTCACTTAAGCGCGAGTCTCTAAATGAAAAATCAAAACAAAATGAAGACCGTGAGCGTCGAGATTTCGTTGGTCGATATCGTGACGTTCGAGCCGCGATACTATGACGCGCTCGAACGGTACGGCGGAAGACACGACGGCTCAATCACGACAATGGACATTTTCACGAAAGGCGAGCGGCAATACATTGCGAAATTCGACGATGAACACAATGCAGACTCGTTCGAGCTTGAAATGCGTCAATTGAAGTTTACAGTTAGGTCTTCATCATGAAATTCTAAGAAAGAACTCGACCATATCGCGTGGAAATGATCTTTTGTAACGAGAAACGAGGAGCCATCGTGGCCGAGCGGTCCAAGGCGTTGCACTCAAGAGTTATACGCTCGAAATATGCAATGGATTCATTTCCGCGCGCGTTCGAATCGCGTCGATGGCATCGCCTCGTTTCAGATTTCTCCCTTAGCTCAGTTGGTAGAGCGTTTGGCTGTTAAAAACATATAACCGAAAGGTCGTGCGATCAAGACGCACAGGGAGAGTATATTTTTTAATCGTTCGCTTAAGGGCGGGATCGATTATGATTCAGTACACATATATGACAAAGATGACGAAAATCCTTCTGTATTCATCGCAAATCCCGGCATGTATTGGATCCAACAGGTACTGCAAACCTGCCGAAGCGTTCGAGAAAGTCTGGCAACGTATCTCGCCCCACACATATAAGAACGCATTGGAACGCAATTCTCTGAAAACCGACGAGCAGCGATTCGATGAGATCGTGGCCAAGAACGTTTCAGTCGCCCAAATCGTCACGAGCGCTGAAAAGATCGCTGAGCACGTGACGGTTTCGCCTGAAATTTCTAAAGCGTATGTTGCGGCATCAAAAACGATATCGACCGATCCGACTTTATCGATATCAGATACAAAAGTCGTCGATTCCGCGATTCGGAAGACGATGTTCACATCTTTCGGGACGCGGAACGAGAGCGGGATTTTCGACGAGGTTCGTGGCCGATTGAAGTTTGATATCGAGCGTGACGATTCTTTCAGGCATATCGTGCTTGGCGATATTGACGGCATTGAATGGGGGATTGGAGGCCGTCTCGACGGTATTTCGACCGATGGAAGCACAGTAGTAGAAATCAAGCAGCGTATTAATCGTCTCTTTGGAACTGCGCCGCCATACGAATACGTTCAAATTCAGTGTTATTTACGTATGGTCGAGAGTGCCACGGAAGCCGTCTTGGTCGAAAGCTTTTGTTCCCCTCAAGGCGGCCGAGTCATGAATGTGATTCCAATCGACAAAGATGATGACATGTGGACTGACGATATCCAGCCAAAACTCCAGGCTTTTGTTCAATATTTGATATGTATTATGGGAGACGAAAGTATGCAGGACGAGTTCATGAAAAGCAAACGCCGATCGTCGCTCATCACGAAACGCTTTTCCTCGAATTAAAAGATCTTGGGGAATTTCAAATTGTACATCTGCGCCGCTTCGGTGAAACTCTTCTTGTAAATAAAATAAATCCATGCCATGACGGCCGCGTTCGCAACGGTCGCCGCGAGAACGCCATTCAATCCATACGTCGCGCCCAAAACCATTGCGTTTGAGAGGAGCCAAATTGCACCGACCAAAAAATAATTCTTCAATGCATCAGCTGCGTTATCGAGAATAACTTGGTCTTTCGAGAAATTTTTGACCGAGTATGTGGAACTCATCAAGACACTGCCGATCGCATACTGCTGTGCCGAGAGCATGAGAGCTTTTCCAAGCATCTTGACAACGAGTGGATCCATGGTGTTCTCGTATCTTATGCACAAGATATAAAATTTGATGTGTATCTCAATCAGCGTGATCTACGAAAAACGCATGCATCAGTTAAGTAGACATCATGAATCATAATATCAATATGTGTCCTCCACCACCGATTCCACTCGATACAGGACGCGATGTATTTGTCAATGCACAGGAAAATTCAGGACGAACCGCACTTCATTTCGCCGCGATAAATGAGAATGCCCGCATAATCCAAATGCTTATTGACCACGGCGCAGATCCATGCATTCGCGACGATATGGGACGCAGTGCGCGTGAGTATACGCGCGAATCGTCAGAATCACACGAAATCCTCAGAATTGCCGAGAATCGTATATCTTACAACGAGCGGTACGATCGGATCGAGACTTTCTTGCGACCCGGCTGAAGTGGTGCGACAAGGTGCCACGGAACCGATCGGGGACCGAAAATATTGATTTCCTCGACGGAATCCGAGAGTCGTTCGGTATCAATACTGATCGTCATATTGATTTGATCGTGCGTATCGACGTAAATGAAAACGCGTCTGATGTTGGCTTTGCACCGGAAAACAGGCATGAGGCGCATATCATGTAAGACTAAAGTATCGATTCTCGCAGTATGATGCTCTAAAACCTTGAAGAACCGCCTCGCCTCGTGTCCAGTCTGCAAGAGGACCTCAAAAACATTGATATTTGGCGATGGTACATGCATATTGAGAGGAAGCTCGTTGGTCAAGTACATGATATTGCGTAATGCATGCATCGTGCCGGCCCGGGCAAGATCGAAAAAGTCAGTGTACGGTCCACGCACTTTCAAAGTGTGAAGACGAGTCATTTCCAATTGCGATCCGCCAAATATCACCGATAATGCACCTGGCAGCCCACCAGATTGATCGTAGAATTTGAATGTATGCAAAGTCGGAAGTGCCGCGCTACACGTCGGAACGAAAAAATGTGTTGGCGTATGATTCGATTCGGGGTACGAAATAGCGACGCGGAGATCACGTAATCCTTCGAATGCCAGCGAGGATGCCACGAGATTGTTCGGCACATCTTCGAATTCAGCGTCGATTTGTAGGTCGAGGAGACGCAGTGGATTGCTCCCAAAAGCCTTCAAATGCATCGCCATGCCGTGCACGAACCATGCCGCATCAACAGGCCGCGACGAGTCGATGTAGAGGGATTCACATGCCGTTGCTGTCTTGACCATGAAACAGAACGAACCGATACCTGGATTCTTGACGTGCATCGATTTCCAACACGCAGGTCTCGTGGCAATCTCGTTATACCGCGCGTTCAACATCATACATTGCAGCGCCGTCTCTTGTCCGCCCGCAACGATGATCCTCTCGACCATATCATCCGTCAACAAATCCATTTTTGTTTATTTAAATACGAAATCACAAGAGAGCCATTCGCCAACATTTCCTTAAGTGGACATCTGGCATGACACGTGGCAGATCTCAACTCAAAAACAATGTCACTTAAGGCCGACGAACTTGTAACATAATACATCATACATTAACAACAATGAAAGTCGTGACACGAAACGGCGTCGCGGAAGATGTGGCATTTGATAAAATAGCGTCGCGCCTGAAACGTCTCTGTGGCACCAAGCTTCCGGCAGTCGATGTCGGACGACTCGTTTCATTGACTGCCGGGTCGATGTTTGACGGTATTAGCACGAGTCAATTAGATGAACTCACGGCCGAAATCAGCGTATCACTTGCGAGCGAACATCCCGATTACGGCTCGCTTGCGGCCCGTATAATCGTCTCGAATTGGCATAAACAGACCAACGAGTCGGTCATCGAGACGTACCGCGCGATGTCTTCGGCACTTTCTACTACCTTTATGGACATTGCCGAAGAGCATGCCGAGGAATTGCAGACGTTCGTGGAGTATAAGCGCGACTTCGACTTTGATTTCTTCGGGATCAGGACGTTCCAGAAAATCTATTGCACGAAAATAGGAGGCAAGAATATCGAGAGGCCGCAGCATGTCTACTTGCGCGTCGCCCTGGCTATCGGAGGCAACGATATGAAACGCGTTCGGGAATGTTATGCGCTCATGTCCAAGAAGAAGTATACGCACGCGTCGCCGACACTTTTCAATGCTGGTATGCAGACGCAACAACTCGCGTCGTGTTTCACCGAAAATACGATGGTATGCACAGTCAATAAGGGACCCATTCCTATCCGCGACGTGTGCATCGGAGATCTCGTCGTGACGCACAAGGGACGCGCCAAGCCCGTGACGCAACTGCACATCAACCCGCTTGGCAACCGCGTCGTGTACAATGTCAAGGCGTACAAAACTATGGATCTCGAGGTCACGGGAAACCACCGCATGTGGTCTCTGCTCAAGGGCGAGTTGCAGCCTGGATGGCACGATATCGAATCGCTGAATTTGGGCGATTACGTTGCCGTTCCCAAGCGCACCGACGGAACCGCTCGCGATTCATGGGACATCACTGAAGTCGTCACCAAGGCGGTCGACGATACATGTTCGGTCACAATCGACGGTGATTTCATCTCTACGAAAAGGTCCACCCTGGTTGAAAACCACCACACTCGCACGAGCGCGGATGGATTTCATGTTCGTGTTTCCAAGACGACAAACCCCGTGCGCCGGTGCTGGATTGTCGACGAGGATTTTGCGTGGTTTATGGGAGTATGGTACGGCGATGGATCTATCGTACACCCCAAGGCTAATAAAGGTCGTCCATCTGCCATCAACATCGTCGGCGCAACGACCAACGCGGCTTTGCTGGAGAAGGTGATCGACATCGGCCGACGTACATTCGGCACCAAACCGACAGTCTACGCACACAAAGGCCAGGATCTGACTTCTATCGTATGGAACAGCGCCACAATCGCCGTGGCATTCGAAGCCATGTTTGGTTACGGCCACCTCGGCAAACGTCTGTGTGCGTCCATGTTTTCGTGGAACAAGAGCCTCGTGACTGCGTTCCTCGGTGGCTTTGTGTCGTCGGACGGGTGCGTATCCAAGACTGGGGCGTGTACCGTGTTTTCTACGTCCTTTGACATGCTGCAGCAAATCTACCATCTGTGTCGTCAAGTCGGCATCGTTCTCAGCCTCATCCCGATAAAGAAGACCAAGGTCAAGGAATCGCACAATGATTGTTGGCAGTGCTCCGTCCCCTGGACCGTCGACCTCCGGCAGTGGGTCTACAAAACCTACGTCGACGACCGACTCGACAAGACCGCCAAGAAATCAATGGAGGCAATCAATTACTCCGGGTGGCAGGTCAACATCGACGGCATGACCTTTGTGCAAATCGTCGAGAAAAATCCACTGGAGACCCGCCCGGTCCACGTGTACACTTTGGGCGTGAAGGACGACCACTCATACAATGTGCAGGGCCTGGTATGTGAGAACTGTTTTTTGCATGGCATGGAAGATTCCCTCGACGGTATTTTCAAGTCGTTGCATGACATCGCGCAAATCAGCAAGCTGGGCGGCGGTATTGGAATGCATGTAGGTGATGTCCGGTCTAAAGGATCACTGATTCGCAGCACAAACGGAACGAGCGACGGTATTATTCCAATGCTCAAAGTTGGCAACGAGGTGATTCGGTACGTCAATCAAAGCGGACGTCGCAAAGGATCCATGGCGATTTTTATAGGTCCCGATCACCCTGACGTACTGGAGTTTCTGGATTTGCGTCGGCCGGGCGGAGACGAGACTGCGCGATGCCGGGACTTGTTCCTGGCCATGTGGATACCTGATATTTTCATGAGGCGCGTCGAATCTAATGAGGAATGGTCATTCTTCGATCCGTCATCGTGCCCGGGCCTCAACGATGTCTGGGGATCCGCCTACGATGATTTATATGCAACATACGAGAAGGAAGGCAAGGCGACACGTACGATGCCCGCCCGCGATCTCTGGACTTCGATCATCCGGTCGCAAGTCGAATCGGGCAACCCCTACCTCCTCTACAAAGACGCCGCCAACCGATGCTCGAACCAACAGAATCTCGGGACGATCAAATGCTCAAATCTTTGCAGCGAAATTATCGAGTTCACGAGTCCAACCGAAGTGGCGGTGTGTACGCTTGCTTCGATCAGTCTTCCCGCATTCATCAAGGGCGGAACCTTCGATTTCAAGGATCTTCATGCAGTCACCAAAGTGGCCGCGCGGAATCTCGATACGGTCATCGATATCAATCACTACCCCATCCCTGAAGCCAAGAATAGTAATGAGAAGCATCGTCCGATCGGTATTGGGATCCAAGGATTGGCTGATTGTTTCATGATGCTCGGCTACGCATTCGAATCGGACGAAGCCGCTTTATTGAACACGCAAATTGCCGCGACGATGTACCATGCCGCCATCGAGCAATCTGCCGAACTCGCGCGTGATCATGGCACCTACGCATCGTACGTCGGCTCGCCTGCGTCACTCGGAAAATTGCAATATGATTTATGGGGCGTCGAGCCTGATACAAGCACTGGACTCGATTGGATTGCACTCAAACGCTTGGTCAAGAAACATGGACTTCGCAATTCGCTGAGCATTGCCCTCATGCCGACCGCATCGACATCGCAATTATTCGGCAATAACGAATCGTTCGAACCGGTGACGTCATTGATCTATACTCGTCGAACGCTCGCTGGCGAGTTTACGGTCGTGAACAAACATCTCGTATCTGACCTGATCGAGCGTGGGCTGTGGAGCGTCGACATGAAAGATCTCATTGTCGCGAACGGAGGTAGCGTCCAGACAATCGCACAAATCGACGATACTCTCAAATCGATATACAAGACAAGCTGGGAAATCTCTCAGAGATCGCTCATCGACCAATCTGCCGCGCGAGGGCCGTACGTGTGCCAAAGCCAATCCCTCAACCTCTTTGTGGCCGAAGCGTCACTCCCTCGGCTTTCGACGATGCACTTTTATGCGTGGCGCCAAGGCTTGAAGACAGGCTGTTACTACCTGAGGACTCGTGCGGCCTCGCAAGCGAAACAAATCACGGTATCTGAGTCTCAATCGTGCATTGCATGCTCGAGTTGATTTGTTTGTGTGTTGGTGTTACAAAGTCGGTCGTTGGATTGTAAAGTCAAGAAAGTTCATTTGAAAGACTGGATGTGAGCCTGGATCCGCGAGCGCAAGACCTGCATGTCAATGTCCATGGCTGCCTTCGTCGCCGTCTCGATGAGCACGTCGAACACGCTGTTCGGACGCACAGGTAACGAGATGATCGCGTCGCCGAGAATCCCATCAAACGAGCCGGCAGTCGCATCGTCCTTGAAGGTCTGCATGTCGATCATCAAGTGCATTGCCTTGTGCAGATCTCTGAACTCGTCAATGGTGACCGCCTCGGATTGCCACGAACATAATTTTTTCATTGCCTCGACCGACTCGTGCATATATATCGTGGCTTCTTCGATCTTCTGAAGGCCGAGGCCAAGAATGCAATCACGGAAAACATCCTCATCCTTTGTCGATGCGACTATTGTAATGCGACAACTGCCAATATCGTCTTTCAAAGTAGCTATTTTGATGTTGTATGCCGATGTTCCATCGCTCATCGCGGCATACAACTCGAGCCACACATCAGAAGAGCTTTTATCCTTTGTAATGTGAATTGAGATTGGCTTCACGACGTTTGGCATCACGTGCATCACCCGCATCACGTCGAGTGCACGATTATTCATCGCCAAATTGATGATGTCATGTGCCGTCAGACCGCCAATGTTCAAGGCGGGACGTGTATATTGCACATTCTCCACCCCCTGTTCCACAGGAGGTGGAGATTGATCGCGTCCAGCCCCGTCCCTTGGAAAGACGTCGCCGAACATCCCCAAAAATCCCGCAGAGTGTGTGTCGGGACTGGGCAGCACCAGGTCAGATTGCGCGCCGCGATTTAACTGCACATCCAAATTGCCTTCCCCGACCAGACCAGATAATCCGGGTATGATAGACATAGACATGATCGTCGTGTAGTGGTGTGGTGATGCTGATGCCAGGCGTGGCGGCAGCGGCGGCGGCGGTCAGAATTTCCGTTTAGCAGTGAAAAGCGCGCCGCAGGTACCGAGGGCCACGCAGACCCCCGCGGCTACTGCTCTTTGTGTGTGGACGGAGCGCGTGTATCAGACAAATATTATTTAATAATTAATAAGAGTCGCCGAGAGTCGCCATCATTCTCGATTGTCCAGGTGGACTCTGCCACCTGGACAATCGAGAGTCGCCATCATTCTTGCTTTCCACCATGCCACATCAGCATCTGATGACATGGACCATGCCACCTGGACAATTGACAGTTGTCAGCCTTGTCACTTTCTACCTCTGTTAAATGCCTCGCCCAAACCGCGCCGCTCACACATTTTTATTTATTAATTGGTTCAGTAAGTGTCTGTCCACACCCGATCACACTGCCACACGCAGCGCCACGCACACCGCCGCGCGAATCGCCTTACGCACCTCTGCCGCACGCGCCAACATCAAACGCGCCATATCCAAACACGCGCGCCTCCTAGTGTTTTGCCGCGTCTACCACACCATCACAACCTGCCCCCTCTCTATCATTTGATATCTCATTAACTTTCGTACCCTCACCTCCCCCCCCCCTCCCCCCCCCACCTTAATCCCACATCCACACAGCTGGGCATCACCCCCAGCAAGAACACACAACAAGAAAACAATAAAACAACCCAAAACAAAAATCAAGACGCGATGACTTCGCCCGGCCAAGGCAGCGGCTCCATCTTCATCAACCCTTTCAAGAATTTGCATACGTCCATTCGCAAGTTCGCGCAATCGAAGCAGTCTGTTATGGTGATCGACATCGATTACAAGTGTTTCTACTTCGACGACCAGAAGGGTCAGCTCGACGAGATCAAGAAGATTATCTACGCGCCTTCATCCACACTGCACCTCGGGAAAATCGGTATCTTCCAGGACGTATCGGTTGGCGGAAAGTTCATTTACGGCGCCTCTCACATGGAGGAGGTGATCAAGAAGGAGATTCAGGCGGTCCTGTACACTGCCGCCAACCCGAAGCGGAAGGCGACCGACCACACGAAGGAACCGGGCAACGCCAACCCCAACGCACGCGCAAAGACGTCCCACCACGAGAATCCCCAGCACCCCGAGATCGACGATGACCTTTTGAATGCATTCCGCAACCCGAACGCTTTGGCCCAGAAATTCTCGGCGGCCGCGCTGCGCTCTGCGGTTGATGCGCTTCCTGTGTCGCCCGCCTCGTCGCCCGCCGCGTCCCCCGCCCAGGCCGCCGCGCTGCCCGCTGTTCCCGCCTGGCTTTTCCCCCTGCCCCCCACGGCCACCCAGGAGGAGGTCCGCCATCGCATTGCCGAGCTCAACGCTGCGGCTCACACGGAGGGCCCCTATAAGCTCCTCGCCGCCAACTTGCTCGCCCCCTTCAAGGCCGCCGCCGAACAGGCCGCGCGCATCGCCTCCGCCAAGGCCGCCGCCGACCAGGCCGCGCGCATCGCCTCCGCCAAGGCCGCCGCCGACCAGGCCGCCGCGATCGCCGCCAACCAGGCCGCGCTCGTCGCCTCTGCCCCTCCCCCGCCCGCCCCGGCCCCTCTGGCCCCTCTGGCCCCTCCCCCCGTCGATGCGGCCGCCAACAACTTCAACGTGCTTATGAACTTCGTGACGTACGTCAAGCAAGGCGTCTCTGATATCCTGACGTTGAACAACCCCAGCCTCACCCTCTTGGCGCGCGAGGCGTTGAAGTCCATCAGCTCCGAGATGTCCCCGCGCGTCTAGAGTTTTCGTCCTTTTGTACCTGAAAACAATAAAATACCCCCCCCCCCTCCCTCCCTTGAAAATACTCCTCCCCATTCCTCCATTGGTCTCCCCTTGGTCTCCCCTTGGTATTTTCTCCCCCTTGGTCTCCCTCCCTTCCATTTGGTCCTCGTCCTTGCGTCATTGTACCCTAAAACATTGCGCTGCTGAAACATCCAGCTGCAAATTCCTCCTAAAGAAAATACACATCGGCATTCGCGCTGCGTTATCATATTGAAATAATAACGTGCGCTTAAGTCCAGTGTAAAACGTGATCTATAGAGGAATGTATGGTTCACAGACTTCGCAGACACCGCACACATATTTCGGATCGCCGCCACGCACCTCTCACGCGCTCCCCCCGCCACGCGCATCACATCCACATGCGCCTCTGCCTCCGCCATCACAACCGCCACCACCATTTTCCCAAACTGAATTTCAGCCGAGCAGTTCTGTTCAAGTATTAACGCGCCATGACCTCGAGAAGATCTTGGGCTTTAAAGTCGCGAGTTTTCCGGGACGGTACCTCGAGGCATTTACACACAAGAGCGCATCGTCGGAACTGAAACGCGATTCGTACGAACGCCTCGAATTTCTCGGCGATTCGTGTCTCAATATGGTGACGGCCCAATGGCTCTTTGATCGGTACAACGAAGACGAAGGATTCCTTACGCGCCTCCGAACGAGATTGACGTGCTCCGGTACGTTGTCGCAGCTCGCACGCAGGCTCGGTCTCCAGAATTTTATCGTATTTAATGCCAAAGGGCAGCGCGAGAAATGGTACAATAATGCTCGCGTTCTGGAGGATGTGCTGGAGAGTTTGATCGGTGCCGTTCTCGTGTGCGAAGGTCTTTGTGCCGCACGGACATTCGTCGTCAGTTTGATCGAATCTATTGAGGAATCTCAGCTTTTGCTCGATGTCAATTACAAGAATCGGTTATCGCGGTACCAACAAGCTCGAGGCCACGAACTTCCCGTATACATATCGGAGCACCGCGTGACCGAGCGCGGCCCCATCTTTCTCGTATCTGTGTGCATCGATGGCGTGCACGGCCGCGGAGTCGATACGACAAAGAAAGCTGCAGAACAGAAAGCTTCCAAGGCACTCCTCATTCTTCTCGGCGTGCCGCTAGACGATACGGCGAGATAATTATATAAGCCGTGGGCCCAGACGCCACCCCAGCGCATCACCAATCTCGATCTCGATCATTGGCGCATCGCGTACCGCATGCTTATTGACGAGAGACAACATGCGGGGATACTCGAGATCGTAGAGTCCGCGCCTGGAGATGCGGTGCCCAAGAACGATGCACATCACGTAAAGGCACCGCGCAACGTCGCCAACGTTCGAGTCGACATACACATACCCTGGCCGCGCGCGAAGGAGACTCCGTGCAGCTTTCTGAAGAATTGTATGGCGGCATGTCGATGAGACGGCCAGACGATAAATGTACGTTGCGCCGAATGCCACGGCAGTGCATATTTCATCCGGTGCAATTCTGATTTTCTTCCGCGTATCGTATAAAAGCTTGACAATCTCGCAATCCTTGTGCGGCTTGACGAGAACGTCCATTCCCGGCGCACGCACTGCGAGTTTGTTAATGATTGCAGATGACTCGGAGAGGTGCAGCATAAGAGGATCGAGCTGCCCCTCTTCGAGACTCTGGGAAGATGGTGTGGATGAGACCATCATATTTATTTGTTTGTAATACATATTAAATCGAGAATCGAGAAATGAGAAATGACAATGACACGTGGCGCCACACGTTTCTTTCTTTCTTAAGCTTTGCGCAGTGGCATCTGACGAAGATTCGCAGCCTGGGCCTTTGCGAATTCGGGGCAGGAGTTGGTCGGCCAGTACGGAGAAAAGTCAGTGTAGGACTTCATCGCGACGTCAAAGGCACGGGGATTGGATTGGAGCTGGGCGCGATACTCGGTATCGTTACGACTGTTGAACTTGGCCTGGAGCTCGGCGTTGAGTTGGCACGAGCTGAGGTATGATGTGAGAGCGCGGCCATCGGACATGGCACTTCGAATCACTGCTGGCATATCGAGTATTATTTATCACTAGAAAATAATAATAATAAATTATTACAAATATACATACGCACTCACTCGCCAGGGCCGCCGCACAGATAGTACGCGCTGGAAGTATAGCCATCAATAATACCAACATCGACATTCCGCACATTATTTCTCGTTCGCGACTTTCTGTGGACTATCGCCGAGACGAAGACGGACTCTGCGCGCCCCTTGAGCATCGCGTAGATTGCGACGTACCAAGGCCCCATCTCTCCACGCTCGAGATTAGTCATGTCTTCAAATAGCGGGTGAGTGATCGGCACGCCACACGCGATCAAACAGTCACGGCCGCGCTGTGCGAGAACACCCAACATCTTCACCACATACGCTTCCATTTTATTTATTATTTATTATTATTAAAAAAAATGGTGCAGGCCGTCACACCCCACAGACCCAACGACTCATCCTGCCGCGGCGGTACCGGCAACGCCACGTGTCATCGATCCTCTCCTCAACAACAATGTATTGCTAGGCTTGACCACGATCGTCGCTGACTTCACTGACGCAATGCTCCTGAAGATCCGCAGCGACGCGATATGTTCCGTCGATATCGAGGTCGTTCGCGAAACATTGAACGGACCTCTACGCTCCGCCATCCAGATATTCGAGACTCGTCGTCACGTACCCCAAGAACAGCACGAACCGCCAGTACTCGCACCATCCGCACCGCTCGAACCCCTCGAACCCCTCGAACCCCCCGCACCCCCTGCACCCCCTGCACCCAGCGCACCCCCCACACTCGCACCCAGCGCCAGTCCTTCATCCTCGAACGAGAACCAAGATCCTCAGAAGATGGAGTAGTTCGTGGTCGGATCGACATTGGACGTCTCGATATCCGCGCAACTAAGATATTTCGATGTATGATCGATTCCAGTCGGTTCTTCAATCATCATGCACGGCGCCTGGCCAAACGCAACATCATAAATATCCCGAAGCGATGGTCTCTTTGTAATTTTGAATGGATGCGGCTCGTCAGAAAACCTCGATAATTCCATCGGCAAGCATTCCATCAACACATCAAAGTCATCGGCAACACCACCTGAGTCGGGATGCGTGAGACACGCGATATCGTAAAACCGTCGCCACATCTCATCGAGCGTTTCCGGTGTGCCAAGATCCATTCCGTGGTGATGTTTACATACGAAAAAAAAAGTAGGTTTACATATATAAAAGACATGACATCGTTTCTCGACGAGGCAGGTATTATGAATATGCTTCCTCGTCCCAATATCGCAACTCAAGCGCCGACACTCGCTCCGACACGTGCACCGACGCTCGCTCCGACACGCGCACCAATAAGTCCTCAACTCACGACGGCCGCCAACTTGACGAAAACGCCAGCTCCGACGACCAAAACGTATATCGTACCCGTCGCGACGCCAGGTCCAATCACATCGACGCCAGCGCCGCTCCCGACATACCAAGGGCCGCAAGATGATTTATTGTTTGATCCCGATCCGCTCGAAGGCGATGCGGCAGCTGGAGCCGGGTACGCGCTTCCAGGAACGGCTATGATCAATGGCCCGACATCGACTTTATATACATCCGCGCCGTCGTCGAACGTTGCAGGCACTGGAAGTGGCGGTGCAGTTGTTACATCCGCCCCAGCAGCAGGCCTCATGAATGTTATTCCAACGACGATCGATCTCGCCGATGGAGATATGATGGATGAAGAAGGTGGCGGCGGGTCCGGAAACTCGCGATCGATATGGACGTTCGTAGTCATTGTCGCGCTGCTTATCGCACTCATCTTGGCCGTATTTGCATTTTACGGCATGCCTGGATCTTCAGGAAGTGGAGGCGGAGGTGGAGGCGCATCGGGTATGGGCGCCGATCCCTTCGGAGGCCTCTCGACGGGCGGTATCTCGTCGGGTCTCGGCTCGTCGGGTCTCGGCGGTCTTGGCGGCGGGCGGTACTAATTTTTTAGGAATACAAATCGTCGATTATGAGACATGTCGGCGGAGGCGGAGGTGGAGGCGCGACGAAAACTCGCCTCGCTTCCATCAAATCCATCCAGAATTCGTGAAATGTATTTCTGTACGCTGCAAACCACGCTCGATCACGCTCGATTGGGAGAATCGTCAAGATTTCGGCGCCTGTATCGCTTAAGTGCGCCGGCATCCATTCGACGAAGTAACACAAGTCCAAATCGCAGACCTCGAGCTGCACTTGGACTTGTGGCATATAATGATGCGGGATCTCGCCTGGGATCGGATTTCTTTTATACGGACACTTGATCTCAATGAGGTTGCCGCACGTCGTGACTCCATCGGGCGACGCACCGAGCCACGGAAGTTCGGGATGCACGAGAAGACCAAATTCCAAAACCTTCATTCCAAGGATCGCCATGGCCTTATCGCGCACAACATCTTCGTTCTCACAGCCGTGACGCGTGAACACATTCCCTTTGAAAACATTATGGCATTTTGATTTAATGAGTTCCGCGCGGATATCGCCACGTTGGCCGTGAAACGCTGGAATTCCGAGTGCTCCCGCGCAATCCGAAGCTGTGATCAGAGTCTTGCGGCGTTCGTACCACGGTTGCGTCCGCTGCTCCCATTGTTCGCATTTGAGGAGTTCGATGACATTTGGGTGCATATAAGACGACATGACGATTGTTTTGTGTATTATTATTATAAGAACTCGAACGGTCGGTCCTCTTAAGCGCACGTTTTTAAACAGAAAATTGAGAAAAAAAAAATACACTTAAGGACTGATGACTCGGAATACGTATATATTTTCACATTTACACATTTACACATTTACACATTCACAAAATGGAGAGCGTCATCACCAAATTGAAATCGTTCGGGAACGACGAGATAATTCCTCTGCCCGAAAAGTTTCCGTACACCGACGGCCTCACGTACAGTTTCGGAACGGGAAAATACTTCTCATGCCGCAATGAAACCGATCCCGGAACGACAATCTTCAATTCCAACGGCAAGGAACTCGGGACAGGCAGTGATCGCGTGGCACTGCAGATCAAGGGATGCATGGCAACATCTTCAGAATCGACCGAAGCGTCCGAGTGGTGTGTACGCCGCGCGACGAAGTATACGGCTAAAGGCGTTCAAAAGTTCAATACATTGAAAGTACGGGCCGCATTGCACGCCATTTCGAAAGGAGTACGTATCACCGAGAATTGCGGTATTTTCCCAATTTTCAAGTACGAGATTCCATTGAAAGACGACGTGAATTACGATACCAAATGGAAGAAAACGTGGGAGATCGTACGCTACGCCATCGAAATGAAAGTGGATCGCGATAAAATCGTCGCGGCCAAAGAGCTCAGAATAAAATCGCTCGCCAAGAAGGAAGTCAAGACGATCGTGTACGTGCCAACCGAATCCGAGAAGAAAGCCGATGGATTGACTGATGCGCAACGCAAGATCATCCTGAATAATTATACGATACAGAATGCCGATGGTGAAATGTGCAATAAAAAATCCGGATGCGTCATCACATCCAATGTGCCACAGCTGCGTGGCATTGATATTGATGGCACGCCGCTCCGGATGAAAATTCAAAGGAATCGCGCCTACATGTTCACATTCGAGGAGGACGAGCGCCGCATCCACCAAACTGAAGTCGACCACACCGACGGCAAGAATTCCAATGACGTGCCGTGGAATTACCGGTGGGCCTCGAGAGACGAGAACAATTTGGCGAAACATAACGAAAGGAAGGAGCCAGTCGTTCAAGATGACGCGGATCTCCTTGCGATCTACAAAGAACCTTCGGATCCCAAGGTATGGAACGAAGGCGGAATGACATTGCATTCGAATATGTGGATTTCGCGTCCCAACGGAATGAGATTCGTCAAGATCGCCGAGGATGGCACGTACCCCATGATCCGCGTGACGATCACTGATTCGGATGGGACGATGCGATCACGGAAGATTATGGTTCATATGGCCATCACATACAAATTCATCGAACGTATCGAGATCACCGATGGCGCATTGGCGAATCTCAAATTGGCCAAAGAATCCTCGGAGTATTTCTCGACGAAGTATAAATCCTCATTGTATTTCTCGAAGAAGTATGTATCGTCAACGTCATCATTCTCCGAATTCGCCGACGATCTCAAGAAGTTCAATTTATATATCCTGCACGGCGATAACGAGAAATCGAATTATCGCGTCGAGAACCTCAAGATCGGGACGCCTTCCGAGAACCAGGTAGATCGTCAAGATAATCCCAAGACGACCCGCCGGGTACGCGTCAATCTATTCGAAGTTTCCGCGGATGACGTTGTCTCAAAGGAACCGATCCCGTTCGACTCGTATACCAAAGCTGCCGCGTACCTCGAAGTTACTGTGGTTGCGGTCTCGATCGCAGCGCGTTTCAACAGGACGTGCGAGGCGAATAAGAGAAGAAAAATAACGCATAAAACGACGAAGGCGATGTATCACGTCGTCGATGCGATTTGATGTAAATTTTCGTGTACGATTTTTGTGAATGTTCGAATACAAACATTCACAAAAAACAGAGGTATGGGTCGTATACTTCTTTTAAACAATCATCACCGCGTCATTACTTGCACGATCTGCGCGGGCGGCATCGCGACCTTGGAAACTTTGAGCATGAGGAAAACCACCAACATAGTGATAACGAAATTGAAAAGCGCCTCGATGAGGAATCCAAATTGGAATTGGGGCGCTTTGAAAGTCTTGATCGCTTCGATCAGCGGCATCACAATTGAGCGCGTGAGACCTTTCGTCGTATCCATCGTCGAGAACGCAACGAGGAATCCAAGCGACAGACCTACCAGGTTCTGCGACTGCAAGAAATTCCCGAAATCCATGACGACGTTGCTCGCCTTGGGAATTGTTACTTTCGTCACGGCAGTAGCGGCCGTAGGGCCAGGTGTCGTCGTAAGAGTCGGGGGCATGGTCGTCGGCTCGCTCGTCGTAACAATAACGTTCGGCACATCAGTCATCATCGGTGTGGGCAGGGCGGCGTTCATTTTTCGTATACATTTGACCAAAGAAAAAAATTATGACGCTTAAGGACTTGTCGACACCAGATATTCGACTTGAATACAATATGCTGGAGACCGTCGATGAGAAACTGACATCGTGCGACGCGACGCTCTTCCGCATTCTCGGCGACGATGCGCGCGCCTTGACGTCGATCCTCGCGCGTCTCAATAACGGCCACGCCGGATTTCCAGGCCCGAATCCAGTATCGATCGATCGCGAAGATTATGCGAAACTTCGCGCGCAGCCGTATCGTATGGCCGAGAAGACCGACGGCGTGCGATTCGCGTTTCTGTGTTGCGAATATAAGGGTCTTGATATATGTTGCATATTCGATCGTGGCTTGGTGCCGTACCTCCTTCCACAGAAATATATGCCTCGAGTTCTGGCGCAAGGCACGATATTCGATGGCGAGTTGGCATGGGACTCGATGAGTCGGCGATGGATGTTTCTTATTTTCGATGCAGTCATTGTATCCGGCATCAATGTCTCGTCATCATCATTCACCGAACGGCTCAATGCGGCTTCTCTGAGCTTGCAATCGTACGTCCCATCATCCTCCGATCCCGCTGCGCTCCGCATCAAGAAATTCTTGCTCCTGAGTCCGACGTGCGCTGCCGAGTACGCTGCGCATTCTGAAGAAATCCAGAAACGGCACGCTATCGATGGCGTCGTCTTCATGCCTGAACTTGACCCTATAGTCTACGGCCGCCACGATAACTTGTTCAAGCTCAAGGTGAAACATTCCGTCGACTTCATCGTGAAAAATGGGAAACTATGCATTTACAACGAGAACACCAAACGCAATTTGGTGATTGGCGTCCCGACGGGTCCATTGGCGACTTTAGCCACTGAAGGCTCGATCGTCGAATGTGTGCTCGATCCATCATCGTCGATCAAAGCCAATAAATGGATTGTCGAGGCGCTGCGGACCGACAAGAAACGATCGAACAATAAATATACGTACGATAAAACGCTCTTGAATATGCGCGAGAACCTCACTCTCGCCGACGTCATTCGAGGTGCTTTCCCGGGCCGCACGACAACAGGTTCGGCGATGTGGGATTAATTAACAAAAATAAAATCTGTATGTAAAAGAGAAGAGAATGACGAGCAAGAATGTCTACAACGCATCCGCGACTCTCGGGCAAATCTTAATCACGATGCAAGGTTTGTCGTGCATTGCCGTTGCGATCGGGTGCCTCGTGACCGGCAGCACATTGCTCGGATCATCTCAAGGCGAACGTATTATCGGGCGCGTCAAGGGGACCGAATGCCTGGACGATATCGGTCGATGCGCTATTACAGTGACGTACGTAATGGGCGGCAAACGGTACCAATCGACATTCGAAACGGTCAAGACGCTCAATTACGCCAAGAACGATGCCATTTCAATCCTCGTCAACCCTGAAACTCCGCACGTGGCCATCGAGGATTTACCGTGGCAACATATGGGAGCGACTCTCATTGCCGCGGCGCTCTGCACGGCAGCGAGCGCATATTACGCCATGCATCTCGTGAGTCAACGCAAGAACATTGCGGCTTTGGCTGGAGTCTTTGGGTTCGTGAGCGCGATTGTGAACTGATCCTTTTGGTTTAACTCGAAAGACTCCGAAATATTTCGTTACTAAATCTTTAAGAATTTTAGATTCTGTAGGTGTCATATTTTATGTTGTATTCGCACGTATTATTATTTGATGAGCAACAAAAGAAAACACGTGGCACTATTCTTTCTTCCACATTTCTTTCGTTTTGTATTTCTTTTGGTACTTTGTCTTGCTCATCACATATTTAATTGACCTTCGCGTCATAAAAGAAAATGGGTCCTTTTTGCGTGACATTAAATAGTATCGATTACGACGATGGGTGCGAGTCGTGGGCGGCATGGACGAGACTCGTCAAGATATGCCAACGGTCCGGCTCAATTCCTCCTGAGACGACGTGGTATGTCGACACGTGCGTTATGATGTTCGGCGCCGTGATGCACGTGAACAGCGCTGCATCATTCGATACTCAACAGGCCCGGACTGTCTTTGCATATTATCCCAACCTTTGCGTCAGTTTCCATGCCGACGACGATCCCAATATTGTGTATACGAAATTGTGCGAATTACATGCAATTGGGATCGTCAACGTGAGTGTATGGACGATGCCTGGCAAACAAATTCAGTATACACCTGTAAATTATTAATTATTAAAAGTTAAAAAGCAGCACGAATCGACGATAAAAGCACCGAGACAGCGCCGACGATCACGTACATTGTCGTCATTGACCCAACGCCACTTCCTCCATTTCCATTCTGCTGATACTGCTGCTGCTGCTGCTGCTGCTGTTGTTGGCGCATCAGGTCGTTCACGGCCCTCCGTCGCTGTGCGTTGTTGTTGTTGTTGTTGGCCCTCATGTTCCGGGCGTTGTTCCCGCTGTTACTGCGCCTGTTTGTCGCGTTCCCGGCGTTGTTTCCCATGTCCTTGACGAGCGCCGTGTAGTGCGTTCGACCGTTGTAGTGAAGAAATACAGGATCAGGAGATCGAGCTTGGTTATCGTTCCAGCTAATCAATGTATAACGCCGCGCATTTCTTCCCGTGTTAATCACACCGCCTGGCATTCCGCCTTGGTACAACACGATATCACGTCGAGTCATCATCGCGATCGCATAGAGTTCAGGCACGCCCCCCCAAATACCAGGTGTGCTCATGATCCGCGCATATGCAAATCGAGCATCAAGCTCACTTTGTCCCTCCTCAGGAGCATTATATTTCACAGCTTCGTAATTCTGCAACAAATGTTGATATGGTCTTTGCGTCAACAACCTCTCCATATCCATATGTTGCGCTTGATCGTACCTGAAAAAGCCTGCCCCAAGTTGTTCCTTGCCAACAAACATCTCATACCTGTGGTTGAGCATAATGAAATTTGTCGTTTTCTTTCGAAGGTCTGCCGCTGCTGCCAATTGATCGCGTTGATTGAGAGGACCCATCCCGCTCGCCATTGCATACGCTGCAAAGAGGCAATTCCCATCTTTTATCGTGTCGATAGCGCGCAGACGTACCATTCTATTATATACAAATCAAAATATTCTTACAGGCACGTGACATTGGAAGACTGCACTGGACCGGAAATACCGCTCGGGTAAATCGCGCGGTAATGGACGTGACGAGGCAGCGTCTTGCCGCGTACTTTATATTGTGCAGGGCAACGGAGAGGCAAATTGGCAATTCCACTCGACACCGCTACGACGCCGCTATTCCCGAAGTTTCCATAGGCGTCGCCAGGTGCAGGCGCGACGCCCGCTGCCGATTCAGAGGCCCAGTAGACGACGTGCGATGCTCCCGGCGGCGCAGGGACAGTTGCCGTGAACGCCGCGTCGGTGGGAGTCTTGAGCGCGAGAACTGCAGGAGGGAAGACGGCATCGCCAAGGAAGGGAAGGTACGAATCGCGGCTCGAGAGGAGATGGACGCATCCAATGGATCCTGCAATGAGCGTGAGTGTCCCGACCACCCCATCGGGATCGACGCGGACGAGATTGAGCTTGTTCGAGACGGCAATCAATGTCATAATACCAATTGCAACGAGCGCGGCGATACGCATCCAGACTTTGCGGCGCATCAGCTTCATTTCGGGTGATTCAGGTGTCATTGATATATAGTTTGTATACATTTTATTTTCTAGTTACAAACAAAAGGATAATGGTCTTCGCTGCATCGTTCGGCACAAACTCGATCAAGAATGGCAGCAACGTCAATTTGAATTCCACTGCCACATCACCGGCTCTTTTCATGCAAGGTATCGTGCCTGGTTTCTATACCGTGACGCTCATTGAAGTCGAGACGGGATTTCTGCATTACATCAAGATGAATATGGCTTCGACAGGGCGTGGCGGGAGCGTCGTGACGCGGTACGAAGGTCCTGTGCCTCCAGTGGGTACGCGTCGGCGGTATGTCTTGACATTGTGGCGCCAGACGGGAGGAAGATCTTCGCCGCCGCCGCGTGGACCCGTGAGCCGCGCGCAATTTAATCTCGATACGTTTATTTTGAAAAACGGTCTTGTGGAAATCTCGACTGTGACTTTCGCCGTTCGCGGTCCGTTGGTGTAGATCGTCTAGGCGTCGCAGTAGTCGACACGGACATGTCCAGTCACCATCACGATATCAAATGATTCTTTTCCGGTATCGAAACATGTGCACGCATCGACACCGGCACGAGGCGTCTTGATTGTCTCTGTCGAATCGTCTCGGTATGTGAGTATGAGATCGGCGTGGACGCGGCACGCTAATTTGTTCGAACTCCGTGCGTGGATGCGAATACGTCCCGCCACTCCCGCAGGAGGTGTGGCCCGCTCGACGATCAATTGGATTCCAAATTCATGGACCGAGTGTATGATGCTGATTGGGAGGGACCCCGATACCTTGAACTCGTCCGATCCCTCGACGAAGAGCGGGACGAGCTCGCTGGCGATTTCGGTGATGTGTGTATGCGTCGCCGTCTTCCTCCGCGTGGCATTGATGTGCCAGGCATTATGTTGACACCGAAGAAGCGCCCATGCAATTTTCTCGCGCGTCGAATCGCGGAGAAGCTTGAACGTCGGGTGCATGACAACTTCGACCGGGAACGTCGCTGTGGGTTTCCGGACGAGATGCGTCAAGCTTACGTTATTCGCATGTGAAACGACGTGCCTGAGCGATTGCGTCCACGATTCAGGGAGCTTTGCCGCGTGCGGTTCGATGTGCAGGAGAGTATCGATATCGAGGTCTTGGGATCGATTGAGGCAGAATGTAGGCAAGCGGATGATTGCGCACAGATCTTTATCGAGTCGTGCAAAATGCGGATCGGACGCGTCGAAGAAGACGGCCATATCGATCGATGTGAGAACTGACTTTGTCCGAGATTCCAAATATGCATCATGCTGTTGGGATGTGACGCGAGTGTGGCGCACATATATCTTGCCGTAGACATTGCATAAGAACTCGTCGAGAATCGCGAGCGGAAACGATGGAATGGGGAAACATGCCTTTTCTTTGATCGAGTGTACAGACTCGTCGTCGCTATCTACATCGTCAACATAATCCTCGAAGACGCGATTGATGACTCCTGAAGATGCAGCGAGTGTGTCGGCGTGCACGCACACCTTCACTTTCTCATTATTCTCACACTGCATCTCGAGGACGATAATGCCGCGACGCAAGGGACGCTTGCGGCCACTGTCCAATGTATCATACTGGAATACGTACGGCTCAGACATCATATTTAAATTAAAAGTGTGTGAGGTGCCGCGCTCCGCTCCTTTCATATCAAGAATGACAACTGTGGATTGACATTGCCACGTCACCGCGCCACGTCACCCCACCCATATCAGGACCGAACCGCGTATCCTCATACACAATTATTAATTATAATTCACAATGACCGTCGCCGATCCCTTCCCGATCATCAACAGCGCCTGGCATCTCCTCTCACTGATTGACACCAATCCAGATCAGCTGTGCGATTACGCTGACTACATGGAAATCGAACTTAATGTGAAACGCGGCACCCGCAAATTTGCAAGCTTCAGGTTTTACCATACAAACTCAGACAAAGGACCAAGGACCAAGCACATTGCACCTGACAGCGAGGACGGCGTGTGTGAGTGGGTCGACATCGGATTCGAGCCAAACCCGTCAGACTGCTTGCACACATGGCTCGGCCTGAATCCCGACTACCAGATTGAAAGCGTGAAGCTGTACAATGTGATGAAGCAGGATCTGATTGATCTGTTCTATATTTAGTGTAATATCACTTCCAGCAATTTGGGGCCAGGTTGCATTTTCCACGCGGGCACCACATCGCCTTGCTTGGGTCGCACGTGTCGTCAGCGCATCCACACAACACCGTATCGCTCTGGTGAGATACTGGAATCGCGTCGATGGATATGGATCCGACGACTTTGAACGTGACGGGAACGACGCCTGTACTTAAGCCTGTCGCGTGCCACCCTGCCTTGTGTATATCTATGAGGAAGTTGTTTCCGTTCGCGTATGGATTCGTCTTGCATGGCGCATCGTTGGCATTACACATATCCGCCACATGAACGAGGAACGTTTTCGAACCGAGCGTGACTTCGAGGACTTTGTGCATATGCGAAGAGAAATCGCGTTGGTGCACTGCCGCTGGCCATACATCGCGGCCATTGAATTTCAGAGGGTATGCTGAGACTTTGATCCCCATCATCTCGGCATCGTCGAAGAACGTCAAGTTGGCTTTGCGCGTTGCACCACTTGACCGAGTGCTGCTCGATGGAGATGCGGATGAACCATGCAATCGGCCAAGTCCACGGTACCTTACAGCACAGAAGAACATCGCGCCAAGTGTAAGAAACATGCACATACATAGCATGATGAGTAATACAAGCATCATCATATTCACGCTATTCCTACACTATACGAAAGATAATTTATAAATTATCATCATCCTCGTCCGCGTCCTCGTCCATGTGAATGAACTCGTGAAGCGCCATCATGCGGAAATCGTTGAATTTCATCACGATCTCACGCACATCAGAGAGATCGTTGATAGCATCTTGAAAATCGGCGTCAGTGTACTTGTTGAAGACGGGATGTTCGATGTTGGACCTGACTTCCATAATCGCGTCTAGATCATCCATGAACTCGGTGCGGAGACCGTCGTCGACGATGTCGCCAGGTTCGTCTGAGC